GGGGCGCGAAGCGAGTCGGACAACAGTGCACCCGGGGATTTCCCGACTACGAATAATGGGAAGCATCACTTTGTGAATATAATACTTGGCCCCCATGCTGTCTTTGTTGGGATGAAATTTAATACGAATACGACTTACATATTTTTTCTGGAACTCGTTATACAACGACTCCATGGCAGTCACGATCGTGACACCGGGGATCGACCGAATATCCGCGAGAGTTTCTTCAATACCATACGACGACTCAATGGACAAAATTAATTCTACCTTGAACTGGCGCAGGTGATATTTATTCTCCTTCAATAAATCCAAGTGATAATCTATAATGTCATCCAAATAAGTTTCCATCATCTATAAATAGTTCATCTCATTTCCAAAATACTTGAATCCCAACTATCGCGAAAGATAAAGCAATACATACTAAAGTTTTGGGCGCGAACATATTTTCGTTAAAATAATAATAAGTGAGGAGGGGGAACACTAAATAAGAAAGACCGAAGCCAACGAGTCGGGCGCCCCAGGCTTCGCCCAGTTCCTCCACGGCGAATTTCATTCCATACAGGAAAAAATATTGAGTGGGAATAGCAAAGATAAAAGGCAACCAATGGATATTATCCTTGCACCATTTCCAAATAAAAATACTATATGTTCCATACCATGCGGCGATGTGTCCCGCCGTGATCAAGAGCGCGGCGAGATAAAGCTTGGTTGTCATTTAGTCGCGCTCGTAGTCATCAGAGAGCCGCACCACATCATCCAAATGATCGGTGCTAACTTCCATAAAGTCCACCGATCCAGAGAGAGCCTGAAAGCGGTGAATCTGGCCCGGGCTGACATGAAACGAATCACCACACTCTATTTTTAGAACTATGCCTGATTCGTCTGTGTTATACAAGGTCCCATTTATAACATACACCGTTTCTTCTTTTTCTTCGTGGTACTGTTTAGATAAGCGATGACCTGCATCGATATGCAAAAGCTTGCCCACATAATTTTTAGTCTGGGCCCAAATTATTTCATAACCCCAGGGTTTTTCAATTCTCTTCTGTTTCACACATCACCCACTTTATATATTTAACCAGGCTCGAAGAATAGTTATACTCAAACAACTCCGGGTCCAGTGAAATTCCCAATTGCTCACTTAATTTATATCCTTCATACCACGCCATCACTTCTTCTTCTAGTACAGCCATCTTGTCCTCCACCGTTTTGCGGCGGATCTTAGTCCGAGGCTTCTTGTTTTTATGTCGATATACCACATGGCCTGCCTCGTGCAATAATATTATTAATTGTAACTCATCAGAGTGAGTATCATTAATAGAAATAATACCAGGATCGTCTGGGTCTTCAGGAACAAACCAATACTCATCCATCCCATCGCTATCATAATCCACATATATATCGTGCTCGTCTATCAAAAAAGCTTCTACGCATAACAAATCGTCGCACAGTTTCTTACTTGCGTCCACGCTTCCTCCGCCCCTTCGGAGAATAGCCCTGCATGTTTCCGGATACGCCTTTTCCCCAAAAGTGTTTGTTTTTCTTTTGGTCGGTCAATAGAGAGATGGAAATTCTATTTTTATCTTTCTGGAAGTGGAACCTATAACTTTCTAATGTTCCATACAAGGATTTCCGATGCCGCTTGGTTGGGGGTTTGTTTAAAAATATAAGACATCTTTCCACGATATCTTGTTCTTCCAACCCCTCATTTAAATAATAGGCTATCCCCTTTGTGGGAACGAGGTAAGCGACCACGGACCATTTTTTAAATCCAAAGTTTTCGATGGGCAAATAACATCCCTCATATATTCCTAATTTTTTCTTTTCATCTGGGCCACCCGATAAAACCTCACCGTATTCCCCAATGGGTTCGAAATAACATTCGATTTCCATTTTCACCCCTGCAATAGCTGTCTTTGGTTCACATGAAGCTTTTTATGTACCTCGGCTACAGAACCTATAACAATAATATCTTGCCCATAAGTTCCCTTGTTCAATGAGAGGGTTGTAAATTCTTGACGACTATCTAATTCTTGCGGTAGGCGCCCCTCCTTTAATAATCCTAGCATGTCATAACTTTCACGAATACAGACTACATGGACTGGATTAATAAAAATAGTGCGGACCGAATAGGCTTGGCCGCGTTGAGTGTTTCCTTCGTTTCTGTCGAAAATTTCGACGAGTTGCACATTCATTGTGCCTCCTTTAGTGGATAAGTGTGTTGTTCATTTACGCACCACAATTCTCCATCATAAAAAACTTTCAACCAAACTTGATTGGCTTGGACTTTTTTAATAAACATTAAATGTTGTGGTGTTTTAGTTATATGTGTTTTTTCTATGTCTGAGGTCTGGGCCGCAAATCTATAGAGCGTAACCTCAGAAGGGATATATACATATTCCCCTTGTTTAAAATTATTCATCTTTTATTTCCTCCGTAGGAACCGCTGGATACTCAGGAGCGACAGCTTCCACCGAGGGAATCTGCGCTAAAGTTTGAGCATAGCCGCTCAATAATTTCATGCATTCTTCTAGACGGATATCGGCTGTAGCCATTTTCATTCTCACCTTATCCAGTTCATCAATGCATGTCAATGCATCCCGACCGATAGCGCGTGATAACTGTCCATGCAGTGAGCGAATTTCCTCATTGCATTCTATTAACATTCTCTCTATTTCGCGAGGCACGTCTTCCAATTCAGCGGAATAAACAATATTTACTCTCATCTAAGCTCCGTCTATTTAAAAAATGTATGCCAGATAGTAGCGCATCCCAAGCCGATAATAGCTGTGATGATGGCCCAGCCAATTTTATCCGTTTGGGCTTTCCACAACTCTAGTGCTCGCAAACGTGCATATAATCCCTCTTCGGGATTATAAATGGCATCTTTAATTTTGCTAACATCTTCTGACATTTTCGACTGACATAGCAGGATATTATCAATCCCGTCCGCCATTCTTTCTAGTTTACCATCCAACTCTACAATATCAATCTTGGTTACCTCATCACTCATGAGTCGAAGTCCTCCCAACGTTCGTAAGTAGTTCCATAAGTTATCTATTTCTGGATAATTGCGTAATTGGTAGTTAGAAGAGTACCGGCCACCGAAGCTGCATTTTCGAGAGCCGTCCGCGTAACCTTAACAGGATCTACAATTCCTGTGGCCACCATATCCACAATACCATCCGATATAAAATCCCACCCACACCCGGGTTCACAATCTTTCAGAGCCGCAAAAATTAAATCTGGAGAACTCCCTGCGTTCAGGGCCATTTGGCGCAGAGGTGCACCGAGCGATTGTTTAAGAATCTCTGCTCCCACTCGCTGGTCTTCGTTTTCGGGCTCGATTCTAATAGCATCAGCACAACGTAATAGAGTTACGCCGCCGCCTGGGATAATCCCCTCCAACTGGGCCGACTTAACTGCCTCAAGTGCATCCTCAATACGATGCTTCTTTTCTATCATTTCTATGGCAGTGGGCGCCCCAACTTGAATAACTGCTACCCCGCTCGCTAACCGAGCGATGCGCTCCTGTAGTTTTTCACAGGCATGTAAGTCATCCTCATGTTTAAACTGTTCCTTCAGAGACTCCACGCGCAAGTCCAACAAGTCAGTGTTTCCCTTCCCCCCCACAACGGTGGTCTGATATCGTGTTACTTCTATCTTTTGGGCGCTTCCGAAATCCACAAGCTTTACTTCCTTGAGGCGCTTCCCATCACCGCGACTTACAAAAGTGGCGCCACATGACAGTGCAAGGTCGCGTAAAATATTAATTCGATCCTCTCCATATGAAGGGGCTTTGATAGCGGCGATCTTGAGAGTGCCCCGAATAGCGTTCATAATCATGGCCGCCAGCGCTTGGCCTTCTATTTCGGGAGCGAAGAAAATTAGGGGTCGACCTTCCCTAGCCGCCAGTTCCAAAATAGGAAATATCTCCTGGACATTATCAATCTTTTCATCGGTCACCAAAAGCATAGGATCTTCATAAAGAAGAGTGCGCCGTCGCTCGTCAGTTACAAAAGCTGACGCGGCGTAGCCCGCTTGGAGAATAAAGCCCTCTTTTAAATCAAGTACCGTCTGATTAGAACTCGATTCCTCTACGGTGATAGCGCCGTCTTTCCCTGCACAATCAACGGCGCGAGCGATAAGCTGCCCTAAATAATTATCATTGTTGGCAGAGATGGCGGCAACATTAGCTATTTCATCAATAGAGGAGATGGGCTCGGCCAACTCTTTAAGTCTGCGCACAACTTGGTTGACTGCTTTGTCAATGCCGCGCTTTAATTCGATGGGGGCTGCTCCAGCGGAAATATATCTTTGGGCGCTTTGCAAAATTGCCCGGGCTAAAATCGTTGCTGTTGTAGTTCCATCCCCAGCATCTTCGTTGGTCTGACTGGCTGCAAGTTTAATTATTTGAACTGCAGCATCCTGGAACGGATCATCAAGATCCACAAAGCCTGCGACGGTTACGCCGTCTTTTGTTATAATGGGGACTTTCCCCTTCTCTTGCAAAATAACATTCCTCCCCCTTGGACCAAGGGTTGAAGCTACGTTATCTGCGAGAACATTGATTCCTTCTAGAATCTTCTGGTTTAAGTTAGAACCAGAGTCATAATGTTTAGTCAATTATTACCTCGTCTTTTTTATATTCTTTCTGTTCGCGAATCCCCCGGCCGCCTGGAACTCGTTTCCCGGTCGAGCCCGGTTGCTTGCCACGGCTGAAGTTATATTTGCCAGCGTCAGGTACATCGCCTTTCATCACCTGCTCGGTTTTCTTATCAATATTTTTAGCGGCGTCCTGGGCCTGTTTTGCCACATTGCCATCCTTCATGCCGTCGGAAACATATTTGTTTAAACTATCGGTGAGAGTTTTGAGGCTCGTAAAAATTTCGAAGATGGCCGCGTTTAAATTATTAACTGTGCTCTGGAGTACATCTTCTACAGTTTCGCGACCAATCTGGGTCTTCCCCACGATGTATTCATTCCCATAAGGATAAAGGTTGGTTTGGTCGACCTTGCCCATATTTTTTCCCAAGCTGGCGCCAGACAAACTAAAACGGGATCCCGTGTCGAGCGCTCCCTTAGTATGAGCGAGGGCAAACTTATATAACTCTTTGTTCTTTTTCCGGAAGTCAGCGAGGAGTTCATAAGAAATCTTAGCATCCATCGTGTCATATAATTCCGCTTTAAAAGTATTACGCTCTTTGTTCTTCGGAGTGGAGGCGCCAAATTTCTTGTACCGCTTCATTGCGTTACTGAGAGCATCCAAAACAAGAAGTTGTTTATTGACCTCTTCGGTGCTCGGCGGCGCCTTTTCTTCTAGGACGAGGTCGGAGGTACCCTCCACAAACCCCTGATATCGGCTGCGGATTTTCTTCTTGTCATCAGTAAAAACAGAGGGAAGTTTTTTAAATTGAGCTTGAGTCGAAGGAATAAATGAGGAACTGGTCGCGGTGCGCCAAGTACCATCTACCGGGTTGATAACCGTGGCATAAAAGAGATCCACCAACTCATCGATCTCTTCTTTTGGAATCCCTTGGGCCAAAAGAGCCTCTTCGAAGGCCAAATTAAAATACTCATAATATATGGTATGAGTCCGAGTTCCGGGTTCGGGAATGGTTATGGATTTTAAAAATTGAGGATCCTTAAATTTATTTTCTATATCGGCATCTTGGAATTGTTTGGGCAATATAAGATTACTGACATACTTGGCGTTGCCAACGTAATATAGGATGTCGATTACATTATCTAATGTAAAATTAAAAGCCATCCACTTAAGTGCACCTGTTTTCTTCAATGCATCGCCACCTGTGAAATCTTTAGTTACAAGAATATACTCCATTATTGGCTTGCGTAATAGATCTTGCATTAATTGTCTTAAAGAACCACCCACCTCTAAACCAGCCTCGGCATATAACTTAAGAGAAATGGGGTGAGTTGCTCCCTCCATGGGAAAAGTCTCTGATTTATCATCATCGCTGGTAGGGGGGTTATCTTCGCGTTCATATTCCACATCAGCAATAGTACTGGCGCCAGCGGCTGGTACTTGTCGGCCAGTTTTTGCGTCTATCAAAACTGCCACAAAAGATTCAAAAGCAAAACCTGCTGCCGATGGGTTAAATCCCACAACAATCTCTGTCAACGTTCTATAAAAAACAAGATAAGAAATAATTTTAGAAATCTTATCACTAGCGGAAGTAAAATCGGTGGGCTCCATCTCTCCATCAAAGAAGCGATTCAAGGTTTGTAGTTTGGCTCGCAAGTCAGTGCCCGAGATATTTTTCAAATAAGAAGCCAGTTCAGTCCTGAACCCGTCAGCCTCATTACCCTCCGAGGATGCTAAATGTCCCCATCCAATTTCCGATATAGTCGGAAGAGGAATCAAATCAAGAGTAAAAGTCTGACTTGTCGTTTTCAGGTTCTCTCTCTCACTCAAGAGAGCGTGCAGTGGAATTGCCTGTTCTAATACCTCATCGATCATTTCCAAAATAAGGTGGAGGGAGTTACCCTCCGCACGTCGCTTCTGTTCTTTTAAAATAAGTTTATCAATATTCATGTTAATAATTAGTCTCTTAAATTTCGTTTGGCTTATACAATTATATCTGCGATTCCATAATCTACAGCTTCTTCAGCAGACAAATAAACGTTTTGATTTTTAGATACCAGGCGCTTTAATTGAGAATATTTTAAGTTAGTCTCTGCTTCGAGCGCGCGAAAATATTGTTCTTGAAGTTTGTTTACCTCCCTCATCTCCACCTTGAGAGTGGAGACTGACCCAATGTTCGCCGCACTGCACTGGTGAATCATCACTCGGCAATATTTCCCTATTTTTCGATGGCCTGGTGTCCCTGCCGCCAAGATTAATACCCCGGCTGACATCACTTTACCGATGGCGAATGTTTCGATGGGCTGCGAGGCCCGGTGATAGCGCATTATATCATAGATGGCAAACATTTCACTCGCGTGTCCGCCAGGAGTGGAGATTATAATCTCAATGGGTTTTTCGGTCTCTGTGTCCATCGCCAAGGCGTGAATCCCAAAAATTACTTCCGAAGCCACCTCTTCATTAATTTCTCCAAACAACCCAATAGTACGAAACTTCTCCTCTACTTGGGCAAAGTTCTCTTCGGGGCCCTTTTCTTCTTCTTCGTGTGCATCTTCTTCATGAGTTAACATTAACTCTCCTTTTTTGAATAGACTGGTAAGCTAGTCCCAGTTTGTAGGCTTTAGGCTTGCCGCTACGAGGGCCGATTTCCACCAAATTAAAAGTGGCCGATCGAGCCCAGGATTTCCAGGCTTGCTCTGTTTCAAATTCTCTTTTAAAAAGCAACGTGGATTCTTTGGTTTTGGGATTGTATCCCTCGCCGTGGGTTATCCACTCCTTAAATGCTTTGCGAATTCTGTTTTCTTTTCTTTTGCCAGTAATGTGATCAACCTGCAGTATGTAGGTTGTTGTGGTTCCTGGTACGCTATGTTTCCATGCTGTTGCTTTCACTTCTTTCTCCCAAATAGTACTCATATTATAACACCTTTTTTAACTAGATGCAAGCATTTTCTTTCTTTCTTTTTCTAAAAATTGCATCGCTTCCTTCCAATCATCGTATTCAACGATTCTCTTATAGGTAGGTGGGTAACGATCCATTAGCCTTTTAATTGATTCTTTTTGCCATCTTTCTAAATTAAATTCGTCCTCGTTGATGGTAATTTTAACCACATTTTTATTATAATCAAGTTGTTTCATGAATCGTTGTTTGATTACTTTTAAAAAAACAGCGTCCTCCATGGATAGGGCCAGCATTTGAAGGCACATGTATTCTGTTTCTTTAAACATGAGAATGCTCAGGCCTGACCCGAGCGCATAACTCATAAAAATAGTGACCATGACACCACAGCCGAAGCCTACCAGTAACATTACTATCTCCATTTCCACTCCACATACAGTTAAACCACGGTTTTAGAACCGTGGTTTAGATTTTTAAAACATACGGAAATTCTATTTCCGGCGCTTAGTTTGACGCTTCCGACGACGGCTTTCCTTTACGAGGTTGGCCAAGCGCGTCTTGACACGGCGAGAAACTTCTTGCATAATATATTCGTCATCTAGCACGCGGATATGCCCCTCATCGTAAGCCAATCGCTCGCCAGCGTGACCCGCATCTTTCCGACGGCCACCCTTCTTGGTGCCTTCATCATATGCCAGTCGTTCACCAGCGTGACCCGCGTCTTTGCGGCGGCCGCCTTTCTTGGTGCCTTCGTCTCGGCGTTCATCAAAGTCCATATCCTTTTCGAGGTCATCTAGGTGTTTCCGGTCTTCTTCTTCATTATCACGATAGTGATCTTCCTCTTCGTCTTCTTGGAGAATGCGATTAATTAATTCATCGAGAGTCTCATCTTCGATGGCGTCTTCTTCGTCGTCAATGAAGCCTTCTTCGTCGTCAATGGCGTCTTCTTCACCTTCGAGGCCACCGATTTCGTCTTCGATCTCATCCTCTTCGCCTTCGAGTTCGCCAAAGTCACCTTCGAGATCATCAATTTCTTCCCCGGCGTCTTCGCCACCTTCAACGTCGACGGCTACGTCAAGACCGAGTGTATCGGCCATGGCTTCGGCGCCAGCGGCGAGAGCATCAGCAAGTTCATCTTCACCGACTTCCACTTCGGTTAAAAATGTAGAGGTTGTGGCTGGTTTGATACCGGCAAGTCCCCCAAACCGGCGAATGGTTGCTTCATTCAGTAAAGTTTTCTTACTCATGTTAGGTTTCTCCTTAAATTCGACTCATGAATTGCAAATTTCAGTAATAAATAGTATTTGATTTGGTGAAAAACCCATTTCTTTTATAAGTCTGGGTGCTCTTTTTCAAGGAGATCGAAAATATTTTCCACCTCCTCTTCATTAAGAGAAAACTTTCTCTTAACAGTGTTCCCCTTCTTTTGTAGATCCTTCACAATCTTTGCTTGTGCTTTGCTTTGTGCACCAGAAGAAATCTTGAGGCGCTCTATAAAATCTACCACAGCATAGTCTTGTTCTATATATCCTTTAATTAGTCCCCTAAAAAATTTCGACATCGTTAAACCATCGTGCTTGAGCCGAATAATTAAATCGGCATGATTTTTATCTTTATCTACAAAGGCTATCTTTTTTTCTTGATTCCCATAGTCGGCCATCACTTCTTCTCCAGAATATGGGTGCGCGATTCAGCTTGCCCAGCATTAGTTTGCTTAACAAAAGACGCTGCGGCCTGGAATTCTAAAATAGAGCGGCATCCCGAATAGGAAAGGCCGCTTCGAATGCCTCGTTTAAGCTCCTGGAGGATTGGATACACCGAACCTTTGTAGGGAATGAAAGTAGAAATACCCTCATTGGAACCTACCTTCCCTCGCCATTCTGTCTGTGCTTCTTGGCTTGCCATCCCTCGATAACTCTTAACTTGTTCTCCGTGGATATTAGTATAAAGCTCCCCCGGAGATTGATCAGTCCCTGCCAACATAGAACCCAGCATCACGAAGTCTGCTCCGGCAGCAATAGCTTTTACAATATCGCCACTAGTTCTTAACCCGCCGTCTGCAATAATTTTTACATCTCGATCAATGTCCGCCTTAAAACATTCTAATACTGAATGGAAGGTGGGGACGCCATGGCCCGTCTGAATTCGCGTCGAACAAATAGAGCCGCCGCCAATTCCTACTTTAATAGAATCTGCGCCCCAGTTAGCCAGGTCCTCGAAAGCGGAGCGCATGGCTACGTTCCCAGCCATAAGATGAACTTCGTCTCCAAATAGAGCTTTGAGCTTTAAAAGAGCATCGCGCATCAATACATGATGACCATGAGCAACGTCTAAACATAAAATTTTAGCACCTGCGGCGTGGAGTTCTTGTGCTCGTTCATAAAAATCATTTGTGATTCCAATGGCTGCAGCGGGACGCATGTGATGAGTGGAGGGGAAATAGTGTAAAACATCTTTTACAATCTCCGCCTGTTCCTCGATAGAATTATAACGATGAATTACCCCGAGTCCGCCCGCTTCGCTCATAGCCACACACATAGATGCTTCGGTAACAGTATCCATGGGGGCTGAAATAACAGGGAAGTCGAAAGATAGATCACCCAACAAACTTTGCAGACTCACTTCGGAGCGCGACTTAATGTCACTGCGGCGGGGAACCAAGAGCACATCGTCATAAGATAAAACTTCTTCGATTTTCATTTGTGTGGGCCTAAAGTATCCCCCAACTCCCATGCCGAGGGCATGCTGAATGGATCGATAGATTTAACACTTGTAACATCACTGGAGCCCAGGGACCGGTCCGCCCGGTCGCTCATGCTGATGGGATACCACTTATAAAGATTATCTTCCCTCGTTTCGAGGGCTCGAAAATGTACTACCGGCACCATTACAATTTGGGCAATTTTCATACCCTTCTCAATAAATTGGGACTGGCTTCCCACGTTATGAAGATTTACAAAAACTTCGCCATCATAACCAGCGTCGATAACACAAGCGCCAACCAACAAATTTCTTTTCGCAGCATTGCCGCTCCTATTTTTTACTTCTAACATATACCCGTGGGGAACACCAAACTTCAATCCAGTTTCAAAAAGTTTACTTTCGCCCGGTTCGAGATACACTCCTGTAAGTGATGCGTCTTCGGGGTTATAATAAACATCCAACCCAGCGTCCGACGGATTCACGCGGCTGGGAGGGATTGCATCTTCTCGGGTTCGGTAATATTCTAACATCATTTTAATTTCTCCTTTGATGACTGCAAGCAAGATGCTGCGGTCCTTTTTTGTTAAACGATTGAGGAAGCGTGACGCAGGGGCTAGACCACTCGGACGGTTGCGAACCCAAGCCGTCGGCACATTTAATGTTGCGATTTACTATGCCATGTAACATAGAGATGTCTACCGCCCATGGGCTCGCTAAATCTAAAATTCTTCTTTTACATTCAGCTACGTTATCCTCCATGATATCAATGCCATACACTGTGGAGAGGGCGTCGATGGGCGCAATTCCATGGGCGACTCGCTTCTTAATTATTTCGATAATAAAATTACCATTTCCACAGGCGGGATCAATAAAAGTTTTATCCTTATCGCTCCAGTGGCGGGGAGCCACGCAGTCCAGCATCTCCCGGACTAACTCCACGGGCGTGAAGACCTCTCCCAATTTTTTAACTCGTTGAGAGGTTCTAATTTCAGATTTAGGAGTTTCTTTTTTCTTTGCTTTCCTTGGAGAATAATTTTCCAAGTATTCTACCTCTTGCGCCGTCAAAGAGAACAAAGCGTAGTAATCAGTGTCGGACATGTCCACCGTTAAATCAATGTGAGGGATCGATGAAAATACTATTTCATTTCCAAAACCCGACCACTTCGCAGTTTTAAAAATATAAGACATCAGCTTGCTTTTTAAAAAAGCTTCGAGTCTCTTTCCTTCGACTTCATTATTTACTAAAATATAATATCCCATATCGGTACATCCGTAGCGTCCGTCATCATAAAAAGGCTTCGTGTACCCGCTTCTTGACCACATGACTTTCTTTTTGTCTGCAAAACTCTGTTTAATCGATGAAAACCAAATCTTATTGTTAGTATGAAAAACTGGATATATATGATCGGGCGACGGTCGCTCGCTAAGAGTTATGTCACAATTGTGTAGGCGCTCCCTCCATAATAGAAGACTCTTCTCGCGGCGTTGGCGAACTTTCTCAGAAACAGACTCCTCTAATTGTTTCTCGATAGAGGTTATCTTTTTAAGGGTAAGTTTTCTTTTGTGTCTTATAACATTGTGACAAGTAACATAATCGTAGTTTAAAGATACTTTGCGAGGCGGCTGGAACATAACCTTCTGGTGAATAGAAATGGATTCTCCGCAGAAGTCGTTGGGAAAATATTTTATGCTCGTGCCCACATCTAGAGCGAACTGATTCTCAGAATTTTTAATCACCGTAGTTATATTATTATTACTCTTTTTAATATGATAAAAGCTAAACGTCGAACCAATCCCGGGGAAGTGGTTTTCGATATCTAAAGATAGTTGTAACACATCGTTTTCTTTAAAAAGGTTAAGAACCTTATTGCTGGGAGATCCCCACGAACTAGGAGAAATCCAGATCAATTCTCCCTCCTCAGTCAAGAAATCCGAGAACCACTTGGTAGTAAACTCAATCCATAATTTATGTTGGGTCTTCTTTCTATTTTCAGTGTCTTGGAAGGGGGGATTCCCAAAAATAAAATCAAAAATCATCCGGCCTCCGCAACTGCGTTGAGCGCTGCGCCTAACTTAAAATAAGTGTTGATGGAAGTCGCTAGCTCTTTAGATTTTTTGGGCCGTCTGTCGCCCCAAAAGAGATTTTTATTTTCTTTCGCATGGTACTGAGTACCAGAATATTTATTATTGCTGGGCCGGTGCCATGCGCCATTGGCTTGTAACGTAAAGGGCATTTCAATACTTACTACCTTTCCCTCATCATCAACGAAACAAAATTTAAGACTTTGCCCCATAGCTTTATAAGTAACCCGACAGTTTTCGGAATTAATACGGCGGAGGATTTCGGCATATCTATCATCTAGAAACGAACATAAATATTTTCCCTTCGGGCCAATCAAGAGAAGTTCTTCTTGATAATCGAGGCCGGCCATCTTCATGATACGCTGACGAATTTGGGGCTCGGGGAGTTTTTCCAACGCTGCTTGCATACGCACAGCAGCGGCATGCCCACGAGTCGTGCAATCTTTTTTCCACTCGTCCTTAATATTATTCCAATTGGAGGCTTCAGGGCCGTAGGCATACTTCGCTCTTATTTGATTGTTTTGCTCGGCGAGCCACTCATAATCCGCGAGCAGATTGCCATACCCCATCTGCTCCAACAAAAAATTTCTCCTCTCATGGTGTCTGGAACTGAACTTTATATCTGTCCCTGGCTCATAATATGTTCCGACGCCAGCTGATTTAAACATGCATCCCGTTAGGAAGGATAGCCACGTACCCGAACACAGCTGGATTCGACTGTATCCTTTTTTATAGTTTTTGAGGGAAACCGAAACTTCATTTCCGTCGCTCATCTTAATAAGAAAATCCCCCTTCTTCTGTATGTTGCGATACTGCGCCTCAACATCAATGAAGTCGAACGACTGATCAGGGTACTTCTTTAGAAGTGCTGAGAAAAAGTCGCAAAGGATTGCATCTACGTTTGTTTTGTAGGGGCTTTTTTTAAATTGATCCACTATATCGCGCTTTTCGCAATATTGCTCGAAGTGAAGCTTCTTTTCCTCAACGTCCAAAGAAATGGCGCGCCCCTGTTGGACCGCCATTAATTGGAGCAAGTAGACTACATAAGCTTCAGCAGCATCTTGGATATAATGTTCTCTTGCGTTCCCGGCTCCCATCTTATTGGCTCTTTCCAGCTACAGTTGTAAGAGTATCTAGAATTTTAGTAAATTCATCCATGTCAAAATTCTTTGTATTCATCATGCGATAAGCCTTTGTGGTCATAGAAATTTCATCGCGGGTGAGCCACCCTTGGTCTTTGAAATCTTTACGCAATTCGCGCTTCTGCTCTTTGTACGGTTCCATAGCTTCTTCTAGGGCTCGGAATGAGCGGATAAAATCCACCATCTTTTCTTGCCTATCATCAAGTTCGGGGGTTTGAGTTACGGGTTCTACTACGTGTAAGTTGGACATTTAAGTCGCTCCTTTGTTTTTACATCTATAATATAACATATATTCTTCTCATCGTCAAGAAAAAAAATGTTAAAAATAAGTTAGGCTAATCATCCGGCCATGCATTTTTAGCATAGGGACGATGCCCATGGGCCTGATAAATTCGTAAGACAGATTTCATGGCGTCTCGGGCTGTTTCGGCGTGACGTAGTTGTTCCTGCGTATGCTGCAATCTTCGGCGCAAATCGTCAATTTCATCATCACGGTATTTACAACCACGGCATTTATCATCTTCATTCATTCATAAGTAACTATAAAGGGATTGACCAAAGACGCCAAAGACTACACCATGTTTATTCTGGCTTGCTTTTTACGTCCAAAACAAACATGCCATTTGCTGAAGGAGCGCGGGAACATTCGTTTGCAAGAATCTTCTTTGCCAATTCGGGCTTGTTGTGATAAAAATCAACATAATCCGCCAGTGCTTGGCGAATATCATTCCTGTCAAAATATATTCGTGTTTGTAAGTTTTTAAATTTCACTTTTTTCCTCTTCTAATTTTAGTTGATTAAACATCTCTGTGCGCAGAAAGTAAAGTGCTCCTCTGCAACGCACTCTTATTAAATTTGTCCGCCATGGATCACGAATGATTTCAATCGGAGTCCCTGGTATAAATCCCACTCTTGCCAATTCGTATGGCACACTCGACTCAAGTGCTATAATTTTTCTTTCCACCTCTATCCCAGCAATCTAAAGTTTCTACCGATGCTGCGTGTACTGAAACCCCATTTTTCATTGAATTCAAGTTTAGCAAGATAGGGTCGGTTTACTAAAATGCGGTCGCTCTTTTTCAGACCCCAGCATCGGATCTTTGTCATCGCATTGGTATCATCAATAACTTCCATAATCCAATAAGATTTACCATGTTTGGTTTGCTTTTCGACAACTTTGCGAGGGATAAACCAAACGGCCTGACAAAGCTCTGGATCGTAATTTGCAATAGCTGGAATATATAACTCACTCAAGCGATCATATATTTCTTGATTCATAACTCTCTTGAATGGGAAGACCCCCGTCAACTCAATAATGTGTGAGATTTTCTCTTCGTTGGAGAATTCCCCCTCGGGGGCATAGAGTTCAATATTTTCTTCTAGATTCTTAAGTTTGCGCGGTCTATCGATAGCTACCGCAGACCAGAAATGCTTTTCACCTGTGAACCTTTTGTCGACCAAACTTTTCAAGGCGCCACACCTACATAATACATCTAGGGATTTTTTATTTAATTTAGAGTAAACGATGTTATCATTGAATAGAAAGTCCTCTACTTTGGCGAACGGTCTATTAACAATAATCTGATCGATAGCCACCTCTCCGAGTCCCTTGATCGAAGAAAGGGGCTGAATCAGCGTAGAGCCATCTTCCGAGATTTCCCAAACTTTACCCGATGAGTTGATATCCAGTCCTCGAATTTCAAAGCCAAAAGACTTAGCGATCCCAATTGCTTTTTCTTTTTTGGCTTCTGGTTCTTTATCGAGAAATGCCGCCATCCATTCGGCTGGATAGTAGTTTAGCAACCACGCGCACTGATAGGAGAGGAAACAATACGACACTGCGTGACTCTTATTAAATCCATAACCTGAGAAATATTCGAATGTTTCCCAGAGTCTTGTCCCCTCTCGTTTGGTTAGTCCCTTCTCGGTACAACCAGTGATAAATTTGGTAAAGAGTTTTTTCTTAACCTTGGCTTCTTTGCCTGTTCCTTTCTTGGTCAAAACTTTGCGTAGTAAGTTCCCCTCGTCCAATGAAATATCTTTGCCCAACTGGTGTGCCAAAAGTGCTATCTGTTCTTGGAAAATTAAAAAACCGTGGGTTTTCTCAGTTACTTCACGAACCGTATCGTGGACATACTTGATAAGATGCGGGTGCTGTTTGGCCTCAATATAATTATTGTGAACATTGGCGCCCAATGGTCCTGGGCGATAGATAGAAGTGATGGCGGCTAAATCAATTAAGCTTGTTGGCTTTGCTTGGACACAGAAGTTTTGTGCTCCACCTTCAGTGAACTGAAAAATTCCTCCCCACTTACCTTTGTGGAAAACATTTTTATAAACTTGTTGATCATCCAGATCAATCTTATCGGGGTGAAGATAATTATTATAATAAGCTTGGACATCTTCGAAAGAAGGATCCTCGTTCCCATAGTGGCGCTTAAGAATATGGCGGATAGACCCCTCGATCATACGCAAGGTTGAAAGGCCAAGAATATCAAACTTAATGAAGCCCATAGGTTCCAAATGTCGGACATTTTGTCCTTCGCTCCATGGAGTTTGGCGAACGCCTCCCGAGTTAATTAAGGGCATCCGACTATTTAAGTTTTCTCCGACCACAACTCCACCAGCATGTCGTGAACATGATCTAACCTGACCATATAATGCATCTACATGAGTTTTAACATGAGGATATTTGGCCAAAAAGGTCTGCAATGTCTGGCTGAACTCCATCACCTCTTCAAAGGTCGGTGTATAAACTCCAGTTTTAATCCCATGCCTAATTTTAGCCGGATTGACTGCTTCATAAATCATCTTTCCTGTCACTTCATTAGATTCAGTAAAGGGAATGCCATAAAATTTAGAAATGTCTTTAATCAAACTTCTTAGCTGCAGTGTGTTCCAGTTCGAAATAGGTACAACTTTATCGTCACCCCACTCCTCGATAAGAATATCTTTTAATACCATAGGATCGGATACATCATAATCAATGTCGGGATAATCTGTGGCATCTGCGCGGAGAAACCGAGCAAACTGTAGATTCCACTTAATGGGGTCGACCTGCGTGATATTCAAAGCATAAGCCACCAACGAACCCGCAGCAGAACCTCGTCCCGGTCCAGCGATCATTACCTCGTTGGCCTTTAAACTAATCTGATTCATTGTCAGGAAATATTTAGAAAAACCTCTATCCGAGATTACTCCCAATTCCATCCTCAATCTGTCAGTATATTCTTGACTGGTATGTAAGTTTTTGTTTCTCAGACCCTCAAGGCAAAACCTTTCCAAAGCCGTGTCGGCAGTTTCGCCGGCTGGAATAACAAAGTCTGGCAATTGGACTTCATTGTTTGGCAAGAAGGATTCGATCCGGTCGTGTGCAATGAAGTGGGTAGTCGTCATAGAGTTATAAACAAGATCGTCGTCATAATCTACTCCGCAGGATTTAGAATACTTCTTATACGCGGCCCACATTTGGTCGCCATTCCGAGGATAAAGTTCATAGCCAATTTCCTCTACTCCTTCGGGAAGCTCTCCGGTCATATAGTCGGGTTTAGATTTACCAAGCCAGCCAAGTCTTTTGTAAAGTTCCCGGTCTTTCCAAGCAGTTGGATTCGGATAGTGAGAATCGCACGTTGAAATTAAATCAATTCCAAATTCCTCATGCATCTTAATAATGTATTTGTTAAGTTCATGTTGCTCGGGAATATTGTTCCATTGAAGTTCTCCATACCAGCGGTCTCCGAAGATATCCAGCATTTGTCTTGTTGTCCCACGCATAGCCTCTAGAACGGCTTCAGGGCCATTGTCCCGGTTCTCCCAGTAGTTTCCGGCGTATACTCCTCCTAGACATGCGGACGACGCTATGACCCCTTGAGAGTACTTTTTCAAGAGTTTGTAGTCTACGCGAGGGAATCTATAATAATTTCCAGGCTCAAAGGATTCGGAGATAAGAGAAAAGAGATTGTTTAGCCCCTCTTGATTCTGCGCCAAAAGAACAAGATGGCGCCTTCGATTGAGGATGTTTCGCACAGCCTTCTTTGATGCCTCTTCATCTTCCACGGTGGTTGCCGTCACATCTTTACTCAATGCCTTTTTGCGTTTCTTGTCTTCTTTAGCCGCTTCATAATCAGCTTTCCAGTCTTCCATTGAAGGTAGGAAATAGGCTTCAATGCCAAAGATGGGTTTAAAATCTCTCCCCTCTTCTTTCATTTTCTTTGCGTGCAGAACTTGATGAGGTAATCCATTCATATTCCCATGATCTGTCAATGCCAGGGCATCCATTCCATTTTCATATGCAAAATCCATATGTTCCTGTGGGTAGCCGATGGCATCAAAGATGCTTCCTGCTACACTGTGTGCATGTAATCCAATAAAGGGGATTTCACTCATTATCATTTACTCCTATTTCGTTCCATTCGTGGTACGATAAAAATATGGGGTGTGGTCGTTGGACCTGTTTACTTTCGGGGGATCCTAGATAAGTACAATACTTATCCCATGCGTCTATGTTGTAATACCATGGGAGAGTAACTACTTTCTTATTATCTATTATAACACAATTGAATACTTTGTCAAGAGAAAAAAACCGTGCTGACCAGCGCTCTTCTTTTGGTAGTTTCTCTCTGGGGAATAAACCGTCCTCTAAAACTTTTGAGTTATACATTCCAGTCCCCTCCCGAATAACGTGGCGCGCATTGACAAAATCATCTTTGTCAAAGGTGAAGCCCAAGTATTCTCCATCTCGGATAGTCTTCCCCTCGTGTTCTAAAAGAAAACCTTGGTCGCTCGAAATAATCTTCCGATGCTCTCGCAAGATGCTCGGGTCGTAAACCCCCCACGGGAAGGCTACATAGTTTCTTTTGGGGATGACCCACTTACTTAATTTAGAACTAATCTGAAAAGCAGTCATGGCTCCATGGAGGATGCTCCAAGCGAGACAATCTCGCTTTCCAACGTCCTTTGCTTTGATGGGGACGTAATAGATCGGAATAGGCTTCCGAGATTCCGAAGGGAAAACATCCAGTCTTCGCCCGATCCACACGGGGTCTTGGACGTACTCGCCAAGCCTGTGTCTGATAAGGGGCTTTGTATCATCATTACAGACGATCCAGATCGTTTCGCATCCAGCCCACGCACATTCATATACGGCTCGCTCAATGGCGAGATAGTTGGGGGCGATGGGCATCATAGCATCGCCCCAGTCAAAGTCAAAGTCTAGGGGCTCTCCCGCTACCGGGACAATACCAGCTAAATGATAACTACTCATAAGCGTCGTGCCAATCTTGAACTATAACTTTCCAGCTCTTCAGGAAAGTTTTTAATTATTTCTTCGGCAGTGTCGTAACGGAACTCAAATCTTTCATCCGGCTCGTAATAGTTTTTAATATCTCTCACTATTTCCCTCTGGGCTGATTCAATCTTGGGGGAGTAATACCGATAGAGCTTCGGGTTATAAGTATCTCGGCCGTTCCGTGCTCCACGGATCCCGGCGTCCTTCATCAACTGGGTTATTTTAAACCTTGCCATGGTGGAAGAATAGTCGAAATTGTTTAATTGAGCAGCCTCCAAATAAGAAACGGCCACCAAGTCTTTACGGATCCTCTTTCCTTTGGCGCCATCCAGCCTATCTGAAGGATAGAAGTATACCCGATTAATAAAATGATCATGGGTGTCGATGACATCATGGTGATGTTCCATCCCGCTCCGGACATTGAACCAATCAATAACTTTGGCCGGCCGCTCGATGCGGCTTTTTATAAAAGGGAGTCCGCTTACTTTTTCATCATCAAATATTATAAGTTTTTCAAACTCAAAGCGCCCCAGGCGAGATACGTGGGTGACCGCTTTTAGTATATTTTTGTTTATGGTGATACTCGCGGTTTTGTCTGCCATCGGCAATAGGCCTGATAAACCAAGCACCCGAATCAATCTTTCCCAAAGTTCGAGTTTCGAAGAGGTTGTCACTCCCAGAGAACGGAAATCATAATCTTCAGCGAAATCGTCAAAGCGGAAAGGAGGGTCAGCGCAGGCAAAGATACAAGGACAATCATTAAGATACGCATAAAGGAGAGCATTTAATCCTCCCCCTATGACGATTTGGTCGTACTCGAAGACCTGTTGATGGATTTTTTCCATGCTTCAACCGTGATGGGGAAAAGTTCTTCGCAGATTTCCAATACCGCATTGGCGACTTTCTGCATCTCCCACTGTGCTCCAGCGTGTTTGCGTAATTCGATAAACTTCAAGAGATTATTTAAGTTAGCTGTGCCATAATATTGAGTATACATATTTTGAGGGAGAATTCCTCGGGCTTGTTCTCGACAGACGCCAGCACCTAAAAGATTATTATACAACAAAATAGATTCTTTGTGATGAGCCTGGACCGCATTGACCAGGTTCATCCGGCAATCAATGGAAGGAATATATTTGTGAGGAATAAAAGTCTCTTCAGTTGAGGCTTGGCGATTAGATTTGCTTTGCTCTCGGTATTCCGTGGGAGAATAAAATTTAATATCTACGTCTGTATAACGTCGAGAAATTTCATTGTAACTCCAAGTGCGATGACGGTGATGCTGACTCCTAATAAATAAAGGAACAACAAATCGGAAGGTGACAAGAGAATGCTCAAGTGTTGAAGTGTGTCGGTGTCCAACCAAATAATTGATAAGTCTTTTATCCCCGTCATCTACTTCCTCCTTTTGTACGCCAAAAGAGACACGCGCACTATTAACCACAGTGATATCACCGCCCATATGGTCCACATATTCTACCCTCCCCACATCATCATCGTACAAATAGATGGTTCTATTTTCCACGTTTTCCTCTTTTGTTTTTCTTTTCGTTGATGGCACGGAGTTTACGCTTGGAGGGCGAATCCAACAGAATTTCATCTCCCCCCACATGCTCCTTAATTAACTCTTTAATGGTTTTAATAAAATTTTCATTCTCTGTATTCATTTTCACTCCTCCCTCACGATGCCTACAACGTGGTTTTCTAATATTAAGTAGACCTTCCCCTCTCCAAAATCCACCTCTTCGATCATATGCCCTAATACAACAGCCCTATCTCCGACGGCCAACGGCGGCTTTGTTCCGGCTGCAATGGCCTTAATAGTCACCATCTCATGGGTGGGTCCACTCGGTTTAAATCCTTCGGGCACCTGGATTAAACTCTCGACTTCCAAGGTTTTTTCAGCTTTTTGAATTAGTAGATAACGATTACATGGTTGAAATTTCATCTCTCTTACTCCTATTTATTCTCTTGAGAAGCCGCATACAGCAACTCCACATACTCAGTTGGTAATTCACACGCCCCTCCTGCACAAGCAGAGTCTTGAGTAAATTCTATATTATCATCTTCTTCGACCATTGCGGTCCAGTCTATATCTCGATATTCCTTGGACAACTTTTCCCACAATTTTAAATTATAAATATCTTTTAAACAATAAGTCATCTTCCTCACATCTCCCTCAAAATGACTTTCAGCAAATTTAATTGCTGCGTTCGCCCACGATCGTTTAAGCAAATTAACTTCCAATAAACATTCGCCGGTTCCCAAGACTGCATCGGACGCAGACCAAAGGTCTCCCTCGAAAGCAATTAAGGCGGCTTCGATGATGCCGCTCGCAAAAAAAGATCCCGGTCCATATTCTCTCAAGATATCATTTGGATAAGGCACCGCACAGAAGGGAGCTTGTACATAATCCTTATCTCCAGAATAGGGCAACAAACTTACACCAGCAAAATCCTTACGATTCTTATAAATGAAATCAGCCACTTCGTCCCATTCGTGCTCTTTGACATGGATAGTATTCGAAACATTGTGTCGCATTCCACTCCGGGCGCAGAGATTAACATTAGTCCCATAGCGAACCCAATTCTGCTGTGTTGACTTAACACTTTCTAGTAATTTTAAGGCATCAATTTGATTTTTAGTTTTAGCTCCCACGGGAACTTCACATAAAAAAGTAATAACTTCAGTAACACCGTTGGGATCCCATGCGCTTCCTTCCACTGCACGTCGATTAATTTTCTTAAAATGCTGAACAGGATTTTCTTGTTTGTTGGCCTGAACTCTACGAAAATATCGTTTAGCGTGATGAGGGTGAATGCCACTAGCTGTTCCCAGAATGCAAGATGTGGACCCCGCAGGTTTCACACAGGTGGTGCGTGCGGCCTGATTAATCCCAATGATGTCCGCGATGCGCTTATTCATTTCTTTAACAATTTTGGCACCATTGCGTTGAATAGCTGGATCGAATAGAATATCTGGGCTGTCCATCATGCCAGTGATAGAGACTCCCAATAGAGCTTCCCGGCTGGTAATGTTTTCGGTTACGGACCCCACATATGGAAAGCTAGTGTAAGCCGCCTGAAGGGATCCAATAATAGCCCCTACTCGGCAAGCTCTATAAAAATTTTCTTCTGTGTCAGCTTTTTTCCCATTGATCTCGGTCAAATTGCAAAACTGCCACCCAGGGTTTCCATGCTTATCAACCGGATAAAGACTAATTTCAGCGCATGGATTAAAACCGCATTCGGCATCTTCAGCCCAGATGAACCCGGGCTCTCCGAATTCTCTAACCCATTCCATTAATTGATTAAAATCCTGCTTAGATGTTTCGTCGCGGACGAGCAACGCACTATTGTTAGAGCGCCCCCGTTGGGGATTTTCTAATTGCCAGCGGCCTGTTTTGGCTGTAGCCATTTCTTGATCATCGGGGGAGAACAGAGCTATAGTAGCCGAGCGCCGTACCCCTCCCGAAATAACTGCATCAGCCGCGTGCATGATTGTATCATACACTTGAATTGGCCGGAGGTTCGCTTGTGCTGTCCCCGCCAGTGCGTCATCAAAAATTCGACGAATTAGTTCCAATGATCGCCGCAGACCATCTGGCCCCGGTGCCTTTGACCCCGAGCTAAGGGGGGAACCAGCGGGACGAATTAGGGAATAATCAAAATTAACTCGGTGACCCCTGTATTTGGGTGAGCCGGGAGCATCCTGAGAGCGCGCAAAATAACTTTTTACCAAAACACCTATAGCATCGGCCCACCCTTCAATTGTGTCCGGTACGACAAAAGTTTTCTCACCTCTGTGGGGCTGCCGAATGGGTGGAAGCTGCTCAACGTGGTGTCGTTGAACACTGAACCCTACTCCACAGCCACACAACAAAAGATACATTAGTTCTTGGAAAGCACGAGGGCGGTTGATGTGCCCAAAAGCACAATTATAGAGTCGTGCGTTATGTTGAAAGATGGGGTCGCCGCCGAATTGGAGGACGCGTTGGGAGCCTAGAACCTCTTTACGTCTTACAGCAATTTCCGCCTCGTCAATATATTTGTGTACTTCTGGAATATCTTTAAATTTTTCTCTATGCATGTCGAAAACACGTTTTACTTGTTCGGCCCATGTTTCTCTGCGCCTCTCTTCGGGCAAATATTTAGCATATTTAGCGATTCTCGTATATTCCTGTAAAGTACTAATTGACATTTTATTTCTTTCCTCTTTTCTTCTTAAATTTGGCGTATTTTTCTTTTAATTTAACTTCTTGCCTCTTTTTGGCGCTCTCTTTAACTTCCCCAATTGTTTCCCCGGTTGAGGGTAATACTTTAATTTTAACATTTCTGGTGTCCATAATAATAGGGAATATAATACCGTCGGGACCATTCCTGTTCTTTGCAACAAAAATACGTCCGGTATTTGTTAACTTATCCTCCACGGTTCTGGAAATGGTGAAAATAAAATCTGATACAAAACACTTATTAAAGGCCTCCGAAATTGATTCCATTGTAATGACTTCAGCATTTAATCCAGAACGATTAGTTTGAGATGCTGTCCAAACACAGCATTGTTGTGTTTGAGCCAAAGCGCGTAGCTGTTCATAAATAGTCTCTAACTCATGCCTTTTCTCTCTTAATACAGAATCGGGACGTAATAAATCTCCATAATCTACAATGATCATATCGGGCTTTAACTGCCGATTTGCTAATTTTTCTACATGATTTTTAATAGTCTGAACTGTCGCCGATTTGGTGGGATATTCCTTCACAATGAGAGTCCCATCTAACGATTCGACCTTTTCATATATTTCTTCCTTAAAAGAACTTAAATCATTGAGAGGGATACCGGTGATACAACTATCAAAACGTGAGCCAACGACAGTGTCTGCCAATTCTAATGTATAATATACTACCGTCTTTCCGGCTAACAGGGCTTCGGTACCCAGATGAACGAGTGCCATACTTTTACCGGCGCCGGTTGGGGCAATCACCACCCCCAACTCTCCTTTCCCGAGACCTTGGGCAGAAATTTCATCAACATAATCCCACCCGGTAGAAACGGGGTCTCGTACTTTGAGAATGAAACGTTGCTCAAAATCTTTTAAATAGTCGTGGCCATAGTCGGAATCTGCACCAAGTTTTAATGCCTCGTTGATGACTCCGGCGATCTCATCAAAAGATGAATCCTGAAGGAGTTTTACCGATTTAAGCATGGCTTCTTTTAGCTTTTGTTTTCTACAAAAATCTAGAGTAGTGGTGGTGATGTACTCTTTATTTTCTATGTCGACTCTATGAATTCTCGCAAAAAAGTCTCTTATTTGTTTTTGAATTGCCTCACTATGTGAGTCCAGTTCTGTTCGAAGAATAGACTTCATTATCTGCTCAGAGGGATGAACTGAAAATTTCTTTCTGTATTCGAGAATCAGTTCTACGAAAACCTGCAGATAGCGCAGTTCTAAAAAATTAATATTCAGAACCTCAGAGATTTGATCGGCGAAGGGTCGATCTAATAAAATTAGATGGCAGAGGTTTTCTTGAAAATCTTTTCCATACCGACTAAAGTTTTCTTTTTGGGCCATGCGGCCTCCCGTAGTATCAATATAACACCATTGATACGGAGCGTCAAGCTGAAATTATGATTCTTTTGAATGTTGTGAATAAATCTGAAGTGTTCCAGTCTCCGAAGCCATCCTCTATCATTCTCTTAATGGCTTCCATTTTATTAAACTGTGGTTTAAAGTTTTTAATTGTTTCATTAATATAAGTCTTCCCCACGATCGAAATAGAGGGGGAGTATAATTGCATAATCTTATAATTATCTCGAATCACTTCTTGACATTCGACGATATTGTCAAATACTTTAAGGCCGCTGGCATCTCTCTCGCAACTTTCTATTAATTGCGGGATCGTCACATCCTCTCCCTCTTTAAAGAAAGGAAATCGCTTGGAGATCGTCTTTAAGCCAACTCCAGGAACTCCGTCTAGATTATCCGACTTGTCTCCCACCACCGCTCTGGCCATGGCAAAATTAGTAGGATGGATCCCGAATTCGTCGATGATGGTATTCTTATTGAGGAACTTCTTCTGGATAGGTCGATAAAGAATAGTTTCTTCATCGCAAAGCTGAAAGAAATCCTTGTCGCTGGAGATGATTAGTTTTTGCCAGCCCCTGTAATGCGCGGCTTGCGAGACATGAGCGATGATATCGTCAGCCTCCACCCCATCTATCATTAATTGTATAATTGGCATCTCATTTAAAAGCTCCATCAGGCGCATCTGTTGCCATACTTTATTAGCTAGTTCTTCATCGGGAGTTAAATTTCTAACATTGCGGTTCAAGCGGATAGGTTTGCGCCCCGCCTTATAATTTTTATTTGTTATTTTTCTTCGCTGAGAACCTCCTGCTCCATCCCAAGCAATAATAATTGCGTCGGGCTTCATCTCTCGACACAGCTTCTGTAAGATTTTGACGAAACCTTTGTAGCCACCAATGGGATTCCCCGTTGGAGACAAACTTGGGTCTACAATATAAGCACGAAAATACGCATTAAGCGCATCTATAATCATTAAGCGTTTCATTTTAACTCCATAAGATAGGAAAGCCCTTTCTACATTACTAATATAACATAAAAGGGCCGGTTTTGCAATCTAAAAGATGTAAATTTAGTGTGCGGGGGTTCTACTCTTCATTATCATAAAAATCTTCCGCTTTGCCTTCGCGCTTGTCAAACTTCATAATAACTTCTTCGTCCATAATCTGGAAAATTCTTTGGCGGAATTTTTCTTCCTGCATCTTTTCTAACCACTTAGATGCCTGAAATTTTTCGGTCGACGCGTCTTCAAAATTCAGTGTATACCAGGCACCCGCTTGTTCGATATTTTTAGAACCTTTGACGGCATCAAACAAAGATTCGTCATCCTGGATAGCCACTTCGTCACTACCCCATAAAATTCTAAAATTACATCTGCGCCCCGCTGTTCCAAACCGTGATTTTTCTAACTTAACTTTAACTTCGGATCCAATCCGAAATCCATTATCGTCCAACACGAAACTAGCCTTGGCTTTCCGGCCAGTCAACCAGATACGCAAAGAATAAGTATAATTCATAGCCTTTCCTCCGGGGGTTACATACGGAGTTGTCATAGCCTCGGCTGCAAATCTAGTAATGTTAGTTTTAAGTTGGTTTAAAACCAAGAAGGTACACTTATGTTGAGCAATAGATAAAGTTAATTTTGCCATCCCCTTGGCTAAAATCCTAGCCTTGACGGCCATTGAGGATTGAGGATTAAAATCTCCCTCAACATCGGAAATAGCCGGAGTCTGAGCTAAAGAATCCCAGATAAAAAGGATCTGACTTGGGACGCTGGCCAATAATGTTTCGATTGTTTCAAGAACAAATTCGACCGAAGTGGGTTGAATGTAGAGAATTTTATCTACATCGCACCCAGCGCGCTCAAGGAACGCAGGATCCAAGGCCGATTCCGAATCAAAATATACTACATCGATGCCCATCTTTTGGGCGTTGGCGGCAATTTGTGCCGCCATATATGACTTCCCAGTCGATTCCAGGCCGGCGATTTCAGTTACTTTACCAACTGGGATGCCAGCAAGCTGACCTCGGCAGATAATAGAGTCCAACCATCGTGAGCCAGTGGGGATCCATTGGCGCACTTCGGTCGGGTTTTCCTCTTGCAAGTTGTGAGCCACTGTCATGCCGGCTTTTTTATTAACCAGCTTGCGCATGTCATCGATAGACAATTGACCAGTCTTTTGTTTTTTACGCATCATAGCCCCTAAGCAATCCCGCAGCTACAAAAATTAAATTAAGAATTTTCATTTGTAGCTGTATTATCGTCCTCGGTATCCTTCTCAATTTCCACCAATTCAATATCGAATTGTAAATCTTGGCCCGCTAGAGGATGATTTAAGTCTACTGTAACGCTGTTTTCATTCAGTTGAGTAATTCGACCCATAAGAGATCGGCCTTCAGGTGTAGCCAAGGGAACTGGCAGACCTTCAGCTAAAGTAATGTGGTCTGGGAAAGCACTCCTGTCAATTTCGGTATGAGCTTCTGCCACAACATCACCATATGCTTCATCTTTCGTCAAGGTGACGCTTTTCTTTTCTCCGACTGACATGCCTACTACGGCGTCGTCAAATCCTCGAATCATTTGGCCTGCGCCAACTTGAAATCCGATTGGCTCGCCACGTCCATACGAGTTATCGAATTCGGTTCCATCAGTTAGACTACCGCGATAATGAACCTTTACCTGCGTGCCTTTTTGTGCTTTTAACATATTGATTGTTTTCCTTTGTCTTGTTAAAAAAGTGAGGCATCTGTAACCCATGCCTCCCTGCGGATTAAAAATTAAGTTCCTAGCAAATCTTGGAAGGCTGCGTCTACACTAGTGGTAGTTGTCGCACGGGTCACCGCCGCTTCGGCTGTTTCCGTAGCATCTCCAAGAGAATTCATAAACTCGTTAAAAATATTCTCAACTTCCTCTTGAGGCTTGCGAGTAAAAAGATTTTCCATATCTGGAACAGTCTTGAGAAGGCGTGCGCACTCCTCTTCTCCGCCAACTGCATCATCACAAAGCGGTGATGTGCGGCGCCGAGGGGTAAGAGTAGTCTTTGGAAACTGTGCTCCCGGTGGCTTTCCATAACCCAGCGTTAGGTCGGTTCCATCTTCGCAATCGGTGATGTCACCATACTCGGGATTGAGAACCAGATTCAAGAGAGCGGTATACGCTTCCTTACCGTAGCCCCAAACTCGGACGCCTTCGGCTTCTTCGCCTCGAACGAGGACTGGTGAAAAGAAACGTTGTCGCGGTGACATATCCTTTGCCAACTTCAACGTGTCGGTATCTTGCGAATCGTTGTATTCTTTCCAGAGTTGGTCCTTAAAGTCGCAGATAGGGCAATCGTCTCCGAAATTCTTCTTGGGACAAAGAATACCAGAGCGATTCTCTCCACCAAGGTTATAGTGGAAGAAATAATCCTTGAAGGGATCTCCATCGGCAGTCGGGACAATACGAATTACCTGCTGTCCGTCTTGGGGTTTCCAAAAACCTCCTGCCTTGTTTTTGTTTTTGACTGCATCCAGTCGTGCTTTGATTTTAGTAATGTCTAATGCCATGTTTCAATTCTCCTTGTGTTATTTTTAAATTGTGCTATGAGCTAAAGTAAAGACGACAAATCTCTCGCCTTTCTGTATAATAATATAACATAGATTTAAATGCTTGTCAAGCATTATTTTGCTTTTTTATTCAAAATCTTTGATAAGTTCGAATTCATCAACATTCTTAATGGTGAACTCTTTTACTTCACCAACTACTGTTTTTTGATTGAAGATACGAAAAGCTTGTTTATCTAAATCCCATACAAGTTGATGGCCTTCGACCAGTTGGCGTGGTTTACCAGTTCCTTTAAGTTGGGATGAAAGAAAATCTTCTGATAACTCAGAAATTTTTACAAACCTCATAGTTCTAAGACTTCCATCTTTTTTCATATATGTTCCTAAATTGGCTTTCAAGTTCTCTCCTTTTCTAATATATAATATAGCATGATTTTTGGAGGGTGTCAAGGTTTTTTAAATGACTTGACGTTCTTTTGACATTAGGGTTGTATATATGAGGCGTGCGCGATACAATAGGAAATGTCATCTTCGTACTTAGTCTGGAATACCGCATATGAAACATTTGTAGTCTTGGATACTTTTGTTTTCATCTGGTTGACTATCGAGCGGAATAGGGTGCCGTCGTTTTGTAGCTTGTCTTCATTTACTCCATAAATATAACATACATCACGGCGCATGTCAAGGGGAAAAAATATTTTTTCTTCATTTTTAGCAGCATCAAAAATTCCAAACGTTGAAATCTTACACACATCACGGGGTTCGTTTAATTTTCCCATCACGGGGTTCGAATTCTGAAAGATGTGGATCATATGAAGAGTAGTAATAAGGACTTCGTTTAATTTATCATAGTAAGACATAATTGGCACATCCCCAATAATCTTTTCCAATTCTAGGTTAGAGACAAGATACAATCTCTTAAAGGCAGATGATCGGGCGTATTGCTGAAGTACGTTACGCACCAAACGTTCTCGTAGAACTTGTACCTCTGTCAATAATTCAATTTCGGGCTGAATATAGAGGAGAGTAACGTTTTTGTGATCTAATTTTTCTAAAATTCGTAGAGAGGATACCGAAATTGCGCCTCCCCCTGCTAGAATGAAGAGGGTTTCTCCCTTTATTGGCTTAAGAAATGATGCCAAACAAGGAAGGATTGCCTCGTATTCTTCAGTTGTTTCATAGGCCGGGAAATTATAAGAGCGATCTCCTTCTATCCCCACATCTATTTGGTAACATTGGTACTGGGAGTATTTCTCAAAACTTTTGGCTATCTTACACCCTGCATTTCCTAATCCCACTATATTCATAACACTCTCATAATTTTAATTTCTTTAAATTTCCAAAATCGCGGCCGGCCCGGACATTAACGATAAACTCTCCCAACTCCGTATCCCCAAAGATTTTAATTATATTGGGAAGTAAATGCCGGTCTTCGAAAGATAAATCAAGGATAATAGAATCATGAACCGGGAAGGCAACGAATGACTCCTCTCCCTCTAAATAACTATTGACTTTGAGCATCTGTCGAAGAACGTTCTCGGCGCAGGTGCTCTGAATAATATAATTCAGGGCCGTCCTCTCTTCGGAGGGGATGACCTTGTCCCAAAAGGTTCTCACTTGGCCCTGAGTGAAGTACTTTTGTACCACAGAACCCCGGTCGTAAGCGCGGGAGGATAAATAATCCTTGCTATCCGGATTATATAGCCACGCAAATATTCTCTTTTTGGCTTCCTCTCGGGTGATAAGTCCTCGGTAAACATTTTTAATATTCCATTCGTGAATATCTTCTTGAGGCTGTGCTTTCCCTTGCAAAGCTATTAGTGTTCTTAACTCGGCTGCGTTGAAATCTAGTTCTATAAAAAAATCATTGGTAGGTTCCACAACGCATCTATATTTTCGATCCATCGTCAAAATTGGAAAACTTCCCGCTTCCGTGGTCAGCCTTCCGGTTTTAGTACCGTAAGGGTTGAATTTACAAGAGATCACGGCCTTGTTTAAGTTGCGAGAAAATTGTCTAGCTCTCGGTTGATGCATAAGGGGAAATAAGTTTTTCGCATTTATATTTAACTTTCGATAGCGCATTTCTCCCAGAGTTTTGGCCAATGCTACGCGGTAATCATAGTCAATAGGTTTCGAAAAATTATGAAAAACATGTTTACAAATCTGATCTTTCATATAACAATATTCAAGCAAAAATCGCTGCGGTACTAAATCGAAAAAACAGTTTTCTTCGAGCGACACATCGGCTATCTGGAATGAGCGCATAAAAGATTTGAGCTTGGTGCAAATGATCTGCCATCGCCCTAAAAGATGGTCCGGGCAAGCCTCCTCTAGAGTGAGACCTCCGGAGTATATTTTGGCATATTGGATATTTCCGCCTTTGAGGGAGGGAGCGTAAGACCATGTATGAGTTAGATCGAGAGGTGCCTCATCATAAAACAATTCCCCATCGACGTAGACGCCTACACATTCGGATTTATCATCCAGAGTTTGAAAAAACAACACATCTCCTAATATCTTTTGTAAGTGCCGAGCGACACCACCTGTGTATAAAATTCCTCAAAATTCTTAAAAGACCACTTAGATTTATCTAAACTTGCGTAGTATCTCTTATACACATCGTAATTGAGGGATCCATTAATGAACCTTAAATCATCAAACTTCTTATTAATATAACGTAAAGCCTGCGTCTTGTCAAGGGTCTTTACAATATTTTTAGAATTATTAAAAATATGATCTAGGCGCGCCTCTGAAAATTTAGTTCCCTTTTCCACATTCTTTAACTGAACATAGAAACGCAGCCAATGGAGATATGAAAAGTGATCTTCCACTTGGTCTAGGCGCACGGGTTGTCGCAAAATAGTAGTCGTGCGCATTTTACCATTGCGATGTTGTTGTTTTTTTATTTTCGGTCGTGACCTCACTATGCCGTTATAGGTACTCACCGCCAAAAGCTGCAACTCCGAGATATCCCGCAAGAAGGTGGGCTCAGTATAGGCCGAAAAAAAAGAAGTGGGACCGGTTGGTCCGTTGAGATAGAGACTCATGAATTTTTGCATAGCTGGAGAGGAGAGATTTGCAACCAAACGCCAAGGAGCGTTCATATCAATATAAAACCCATATTTAAGGGCTATATTTTTATAAAAGTTGAAAGCTAGGCTCCGGGTGAAATCTTTTATTTTTTCAATGTCAGAATCTGCGTCGTAATCCCCTATTTCTAAGGCTAGCCCGCTTGATAGGATGCCGGTGGCGGAACTGACCACGCTTGATGACCGTGAGATGGAGGTCTCGACGGCGGCTTCTTTTAATAATTGTAAAAATCGAGGTAAAAAGTCGTCAAAGGAGGTGATAGTAGCATCATTAGCCAACAGGCGAATCGATAGTTGTCGAATGTGCCTCTGTTGTCGATTATAATCCACCGTAGGCGCGATATATCCATATGTGGCCTTAAAGTTGGTAATGGGAGGGGCGGGAGTGGGGAAGCGTCCTTTTTTGGCGCAATATTCTATCTCTTTTTTCATTTCACGATAGGCCGCAGCCACGAAATTCACTACCTTTACATTTTCCTCTATTAAAGAGAGAGAGCCGGGAGAACAGCTTGCCGGTACCATGTCGGTGTTCAGGCGCCCGTAAAAAAAATCCTCCTGATTCCAAAAATCTCGGATAGGGGCCGGAAGTGTAAATTCTGCGGGGTTGTCATTGTCGTAAAAAGCATAGGCTCTATAAATTTCTCTCTTTAAAAACAAATCAAAAGTAGTTGAGCCATTAGAGGCATCAAAAAAAGAAGATGGCAAAGGATCAGCCATTAGGGACTCCCCACGCCGCCGGCTGCTGTCTTTGGCGCGCTGAGATCAGTCTCGCTTTCTTCGGGACATTCTTCCGTGGATGCATTTAGGCCGGACGAGAGTCGCGACGATCCATCTCCGCTATTATCGAAGAGGCATTCGAGATCGGTCGAAAATACATTATCGCCGCTTATTTCGTTTTTAACTTTAGTGATCAAATGATAGCCGCCGAGGCCTAACTGGTTGGCATGCGTGCCAGGAGTACTTGGGTGTCCCAGATCCTTTCCGAGGGGCTGCATATTTAGATAGACATATTGTCCTGGATGGAACATGGTATTACCTACCATGTTCACATTCGCTTTATAGACCGTTGCGAGTTCCGCAAGAGGATTATAGGAATCTTGCTCAAAACGCGCTTCTCTTAGGAAAGGCTGGTCAGTCTTTGCGAATTTAATTGCCTTTACCAAACCGTTTTCGGCGCCCATATAGAGATGATAAATGCCCCTCTTAAAGTCCGCGTCATGTTTGCCGGCCCAGCCTTTCTCGGGATTGGATGTTTCAGCGTAAAGATAAATATAATGAAACATGGAAGTAGTCTTCTTCCAAGGATCTACAGTATAAAGCGGCGCAGTGGGGGTAATGTGTTTTAAGTCCATGTTATTTTTATATGTCGACTTTTTGATCGCCGGGTCTGTTGAGAAATCTCCATATGTTGTCCCCCTGGCTTCGATGGGGCTTTTGTCTCCGACAGAGGGCATCGAAACCATGCCCGTCTTAAAAGTAATCTTTTGCCGCATGGTTCCCTGGAAACATTCTGCATTAAAAATATCCACCAGCGATTCTTGGAGGAGGCTTCGAAGACATGGTAAAAGACCCAGACTGGTCCTATTAGAATCGGTCACATTTCTTACAAACCATTTACGAATGGCTCTAAGCGAAATTGGAATATCCCCCATATTTATAGTTTTATAGCCCGGGCCAAAGGGGTCCTTTAAAGTCAGAGGGCCCAATAGAAGTTTTACATTTTTGGACACACAGGGCGCATACGCCACACTAGTTTCCCCCACGTTGACATCAGTATAATCCAGAGCATGTTTGGCGAGTTCTTCGAACAGATCGGAGGCGAAAACAAAATTAATATCCCAATGATCGCTATCCTTCTTCGCTGGGTCGTTGATACCACCCTTAGAATCTAAATCTAAAAATTCATCTACCGTGAGAGTGTCCCCTCCTTTGGTCACTGAGCCGTCAGTGATAAGAAGTTGGGTGGCGGCCTCATCTCTGATTTGGCCGGCCAAGACCGGATCCGTAAAGCTGCCGAACCAATTCGTCCAAGTCCCCTTAGCTTCTTCCTCCACTATCGCGCGGCGCTCTTTAACCGCCTCCTGATGGTCTTGGACTTGCTGCGCGTCTTGGCCTGCAACGTTTTTGACGTATTGACGATAATCGGCGTCATCAGTATCCGTTTTTAAATTTATGCCCTTTCCTCTGGCGAATTTCTGGCCGGCCAAATCTAAAGACTGTCCCACCATAACTGCCCGATTTTCAGTGAAGGCCTGCCAGGAGCTTTTAGCGCCCTGGATACCCAGCGCGCCCGGGTTGGTTATAGTAGTATTTTTAGAATCTAATTTAACTTTCGTTTGCTGCCACTGCGCCTGTTTAATCAGTTCTCGGGTTACCCGACCAGTATAGATCTGAGAATTGCCATCCATATCATACACCCCTTCGGCGAGTTCCGCCAACAAGGAGTCCGCCATCCAGGCCCTGGCCCATTGATTAATATTATCTAATTTTGTCTCTGCTGTTTTGACCGCCGCCTGATCACAATAAACTTTAGCTTCGGCCAACTCATTATTTACCTCACTACGACGAGCGCGGACAAAAGGAGTGGCCAGAACATTGGCTTTGCTGTCCGATAAAAGTCCTTCGATTCGAGCGCGGTAGTGTAGAGTCAAAGTAAAGACCCCATCCTGGCCGATATCGAATTCATGATCAATCATCGTTAAGAATAGGGGTGTGATGTTATGTTTGACGCCGTCTTTCATATCGGAATCAAATATCGCGCCTTTTGCGGGCGCCCAGCCGACGACCATTTTCATTTCAAAATGTGTAATACCATCGCGGTCATTGAGAACGGGTTGTCGACCGGCGGCGCCGATTGTTCCTTTTGTGGGAGCCCCTTTAGCACATTTAGCTGCTGCCGTCTTTTTACGGCCGGCTTGGGCAGCGGCCACTTTCGCTTGGAGATCTTGCATGTCGCGAGCGGGGCGCCTCAAGAAATCTAAATAACTCCATTTTCGGCTGCCGGCGCCTTTGCGCGGTGTGGTTAGTTCATCAAAATTCTGAAAAAACAAAGTCACAGAAGCTCTCACGTCATTGCGTATTGTAGCCGGGTTATCACTGATGTATTCCCAGGTGATATTTTTGATACCTACTTGGCCTTTCATGGCGTTGTCATTCGTCATGCTGGAGAAATTTGTTTGTTGGGGAAATGTCATTTCTTGTTCATCGTGGGGGCAACCTTGGGCATTGTAAAAGACTTTATAAAATCTATAAACTGGTACCAAATGAGATAATTGGATATTGGTGCTCTTTTGGATAAAGTTGGACCAACCTTTTTGCATAAATAATTTATTAATAAATTCAGGAGGGCTCCCATGGGCCATCTCTACTCTTTTGTAGGCTTCAATACGTCGATCTCGTTTTTGTTTCAGTTGAGCTAAATTTAATATGTTAGAGGCCAAAATACATTTCTCGCTCATAACGAGATCTTTCATGGAAAGATCTAGCGACATGTTGGCAGTATCCAGAGTACTGCACGGGTCGCGGTTTTCTTTCTTTCGGAGGGCCAGCATCTTCTCCTTGAGTTTTTCTTTCTTGTCCTTATCCGTGGTTGCGGCATATTCCCGCTCTAATTCTCTCATCTCAGCGGGAGCGCGGAAGTCCTTTTTCGCCTGGTCTTTATTAATAACAAAATAGTTATAAGATAAAATATCCTTCGCTGTGAGGCCGCCATAGCCTAACATTACATATCGGGCGTTTGAGCGGGGAAGGCCAGCCAACCCATCGGCTTTTTTTGCGTCTGCCTCCGTTCCGGTACCAGACGCGAGAAGGGCGCGAATATCAATCCCAGTCTCCACCAGGAAGTCCTCCAACGTCATCCGAAAATACTTGCCCTTAAAAGGTAACATATCTTCGGTAATAACTATTTGTGTTGGCACGCCCGGGCCGGATGGGACAAAGGACGCAAGATTCTCGTAATTATTAGCATCGATTGTCTGACCCACCCGAGCCACCATTTGAAAGGGGTGGCTCATCACCGATTGGTATTTGTCGCCTGGGGCTACAGTGGTCGAGTGTGCCCGCGACGAGAAAGTACCCTTTGCGCGCGTATAGGGAAATCGGAGTGCATCTTGTCTTTCCACAACTGTGCCGGCGGTGTGGATGGAAACAAATGGATTATCTTGCATGCCAAAACTTGAAATATTTTGATAACGCACATTAGACGCCCCTACAAAATCCATAATGGCGTCCTGTAACACCACTTTGGAAAAGAAATTGGCAGCAATATTCTGGCGTATCCCTGGTACGTCTGCCCAGGCGCCGGTTCGAACACCCGAACTCGGGTTACTTGTGGCCTTAAATGGATCATCGTCGGGGGCGTATTTATCATAAAGATATTCCGCTTGATCTCTGGATGGTCCATCGAGGTTCTTCGCGCCAAAGATCTTTGTCAGGCCCTGGATCCTATCAAGTCCGACGGAACCTTCGAGTGCTATAAGATCAAAAACTGTGCATGGTTTGCCATTGAGTTCGCTCGAAACCTGAGTGTTGATAATCAGGGCCTGTTTTTGGCTCGTGGGATTCCAAGAAAAATTGTGATACCCCTTGGGTGCCTGCCCCGTAGAAACATTTAGGCGCTTTTCTTTCTCGCGTTCTTCTTGGGTTTTGCTAGCCATTATTCGCTTCCGTATATAAACTTGCTAACCTTTCTGGCGGGAAAGGAATTAATATAATTTGGCCCAAATTCACATGATTCTCTGTAGGCATCTGGTTATACCAGGGAATGATCCACCAATACTCTGGCTCACCGTAATATTTGTGAGCCAACTTATAAAATCGATCTCCTGTTTTCCACACATGCTGAATGGTAGTAAGGTTCTTGCGTTCGGTTACAGTCAGGGTGTGAATTTCTGGCGTCAAGTATTGCTTAACCCTCTTCACTCCCCGCTTCGAAAGGATTTCATAATATAATTCTGCCTCGTTAAATCGCTCTTCCCTATTATCATATCTTCCTGATGACATTTAGCTACCTCCTCCCATTATCTTGCGCACTCGGGCCGCTTCTTCTTGAACATCTGTCATGGCTTCTTGTGCAGCTTCGTTGGCTTTTCGACTGTCTGCCAGGGCTTCGTCTGCCTGTCTCATGGCTTCTTTGATTTGGGCGTCGAGTTCTATGGCGTCCGGAATCGATCTAAAGGGAGCGTTGGCACCCTGGTCTTCGGATCCTTCAAATTCCGTACTGAATAAGCCTTTGGGAACAAAAGGAAAAGCACCTTCTGTTTCTCCGCGCCACTCTTTAGCACTAGACCATCCAAGCTTTTCTTTATGTAGAACATCCCCCTCTAGACTCAAAGTGAAACTTTTGGGCCAGAGTTGATCATCGGGATCAAAGAACCCCGCGTCCAGATCTGGAGAAAAGTCTAATCCACCGACTACCACATAAAGGCCGTTGGAGTCCGCTCCCTGTAATAAATTAGAAAATTTTACTTGGATGAGGGGAGGTCTCACGAGAGCTGATTGTCCAGCTGTGTTACCCAAACTCTCATAGCGTCCATAGAGCATTTTTACCAGTTGGGCGGTATTGGAGAGATTAACTTTGGCCTCGTGAATACTTGCGGCCGGCACAGTCCAGGCTAAAGATATAGTTCGCATGGTGTTTTTATAGGTTGCGATGATATCATTCCGCTGAATTAACTCTTCCTTGTTCCAGTTGACCGCATAACTGTCCGTAAATTCCGTGAGCATGCCCTTAAACTGAACCGTTTGATTAGAAGAAAGTCCGGTGATTTTAATCCAATAACCTTTGTTAGCATATATATTAGTCGGGTCTGAAAATCCCGTTTGGCCAAAGGGAATATTATGATAGTCAGGCCTGTCGACTCCTGCACCCTGGAAGGGGCTTTGTTTTTGAACAGGCGCGTGCTCTGCATCAAATTTTTGTTGTTGTGCAGTCATCTCTGCCGGGTTGGCCTCTGTCTTGGGGCCCTGCTCGTCCGATAATGTCTTTAAAAGTTTTTTAGTTCTTCCCATTCCAATCTCCCGTGATCCTAATTAGCTATCCGTTTATATTCCCCGCTTTTTTAATTCTCCCATCAGCAATTTCGCCAGCCCAATTGCCCATCTTAACAGAATCCATCATCAGCGTCACTTCTAATTTCTGAGGCTTCGGCTTTGCAGCCTTTCCTCCGGCGCCCTTGGCTCCTGCTGCTGTTGCGCCTACGGCGACACCGCCCATGATTGCGGGGGCCATCGCAAGAGCCAGGGGATTTACAGCCATCATGGTGAAACCTGCGCCCATGGCGTAAATCCCGGCGCCCATACGCGCAATGTTATCTGCCGCTTCACCCGTAACCAAAGATAGGGCAGTAAAAAGATCGGTTAGCGCAGAAAGTTTACTCACGTCCATTCTTTCTACAGAATCCGCTATCCAACTAAGACCTTTAGAGATAGCCCACATAGTCAATACGCCCAGTCCGAGAACAACCAAGGCGGCCGCGATGGCAAGAAGGCCAAATGCAAGTACTGGAGCCGCCCCGGCGGCCATATAAATAGCCACACCCATAGCGACGAAGATACTCCCGACCATAATAAGCAGTTCTACAAAGCTGGATCCCACCTGGGCCTCTACAAGCCAATATATCAACATAAGAATTCCCGTAACCACCAATGAAATAGCCGTGAAAATTCCCATAGATGAAGCGTGCATGAAAAGGAACGCGGCGCCGATTCCCATGAGAACCAAAGTTAAGATTCGGCCCGGAGTCTCCATCTGGGTAAATGCCGCGAATAGCAGTACCATGGCCCCGACTATTCCCGCTTTTCCCATCATAAGCAACTTGGTTTTAGTCATTTCAACATTCGCCAGGGAGAGTTGGAGCTTAAAAGCTAGGACTGCAGCTGATATTCCAAATATAAGATATGGCACAGCGGGACTGATACTTATAAACTTGCCTATGATATCCATAAACTGTCCCAGAAGCTTGACGACGGGGAGCATGGAAGCGGCGAATGATCGCATAATCTGCGTGTATTCATCTTTTATAGAATTAAAATCTTTCTGTTGTTTGGCCAGTTCAAGTAATTCTGCTTGGCTCTTCTGGGCGCCGCCGGCCATATTATCAAAATCTCCAGCCATTACTTGAGCAAGTTCACTAACATCGGACAAACCCATCGCCTCAGTTAGGGCCTTCCGTTGGTAATAACCCATATCATCAAAAGAAACGCCCGCCTGATTTACAGCATCCGACAGCATCTTCATTCTCTCGCTTGGATCTGTGGTCGTAACCATCTCCATCGAATTTAAAAATGAGCCGCCCAACATTGCATTTAATTTACCAACCGATTCTGCGGCGCCGTCGAAAGTATCAAATTTTTCAGTAATATTTAATAATTGTTCGACTTCCATTCCGGCTTTTTTTGCATTAATATATAATTTCTTAAAAACACCGGTGCTTGCTTTGCCAAATTTGGCCATCTGTTTTTTGCTGCTCTCAAAGTTCTGGGCCATTTCTTTGGCAGGTCGACCAAGTGACTGGGCCGTTAAAAACATTTCTGTTTGAAAGTTCGTAGCCTCTGTAGCTCCAAAGCCCATTACTTTAGTGAGATGGTTAACGTTTTCCGAGGTGATATCAGCACTCACTCCGAACTTATTTAAAAGGGCCGTGGTTTGTTCTAGTTCGGTTCTAGAGGCTTTACTCATCGTTTCCAAAGTATAAACATTTTCCACCAAAGCCGTCATGGTTTCAGAGGCGCCTTCCATGGTGACTCCCATGGTATACATGTCGGCCTCAAGTTGGACTAGTTCATCTCCATATCGTTGAGCCTGCCCCGTATTCTGACTAAACCTAACTAAAGCCTCGTCCTGAGCCGTAGCTAGGGCTATCGTACTCTGAACAACCTTCATCATACTTGAACCTGCGAGGTTTGCTACGGTCAGAGTGTCAGCAAGAGCGGCGCCGGCGTCGGCGGGGTTATTTAAAAAGCCACCGAGGGCGGTGTTTTTCCAGGAATCACCCACGCCCGAGAGGGCGGTGATTCTCATCGCTATATTTCTTTGATTTCTGGCAGATATTTCCGCCTCTGCGTCGAGTTTTGCACCTTCCTTCTTAGCATCATTTAGACGGTCTGTGGCAGCCGTTATCTCGTCTGTATCTTTCAGGATTTTAGCTAGCGCTAGCGCTTCTTCAGCCAGGGCTATCTTTCGTTGGCTATCAAGTTTGACGGCGTCAAGCCGCAACTTATTATAATCCTTCCCCATCTCGTTCATATTCTTGTGCGCCTCATGTTGCGCTTCCATGGTTGCGAGTCGTATACGCTCCGTCTCCGAGAGACGTTTGAGAATATCTAGGCTTTCCTGTTCAGCCTTAGTTTCTTCTGCCGCGTTGGGTTTTTTGGGATCGTCACCTGCCATATTACATTAAAATCCTTTTATTTAAAGGGCCAAATCAATCCTGTTTCGCCTTCGAAATTTTTAATGGCCATTTCCAGTTTAGATTTATTTTTAAAAGTTCTAGGATCATCTAGGCCGTTTTTCGCCACTGATTCTAAATAATTCTTTTCTCTTCCTAATGTTCGAGCAAACGAATTCACATCGGAGCGTTTGCCTCGAATTCCTACCGGTACCTTTGGGCCTCCAAACATATCTTGCAGGATAATTTTAATTGTACTGCCAAACATGGCCAACCAACTTTCATCCAGCCGGTCTTTATTTTTCTTCATTTCTTCCAAATCAAATTCGATTGAAACAAGTTGTTCTTCATTAAGGATCGCCATTTAAATAAATTCCTTCTTTCTCTAGTAAATAGTTACGTCGAGCAAATATATAAAAAATAAGACCAGACCTATAAAAAGACCTGGCCTTATCGGGGCTTGGGAGGGCGACGGGGTTGTCCGCCACCTTTGGATTTCGAAGCTTTATTCATTGCTTCGCTTTCTTCTTTAAGTTGCTTAACGAGACGATTTAGGAACCATCTGCGAATTTGTACCGGAAGATTATAGGCCTCTATAAACGACCACCCCATGTGGTACTGTAACAAGAACATTTCTTCATAAACACCTTCAAGATATTCATCGTTTAGGCCAAAAAAAGTCCGTCGTAAACGGAACCTCCAATTCTTCGGTTTCAAAACCACAAAGGCCACAGAGGAAGGGTTGTTTTAAGTCGATCGAGGGACAAATTCGATCATAAGCGGCTCGAAGGTACCGCGCGTCTCTGGCTGGCATATTCTCTATTAAGCTGGATATACTTTTTGAATCCGTCTTTCCACTGACTGACGAAATCATAATTTTAAACTGATCGGTAGCCGTGGCTTCCGGCAGCTTCTTTTTCTTCTTATTCTCTGCCAACTTTACTAAATATTGTTCGTCCTTCCCAGTCAACAGGCGAACCTCCACATCCACTTTCAGGATGGGCAATGAAATAGTATAAGTTCCCTCGGGGGTCTCCAATATTTTATAATCTTCATAATCATCCCCTCGATAGATAGTCTGTTCTTCTAAGTCGAACTCTACTTCTTGGTGACTAACACAAGCGGGGCACACGATTTGAGTTTTATAGTCTGCGCCATAGCCGCTAATTCTAGCTGCCACAAGGACTGCGTTTTTATCACCCACATAAAGACTGGCGGGGGTGATTTTTTTATTTAAAATAATATTCTGTAGAAGGCGGTCTATCGCGATCCCTTGTTTAAGAAGGCTTCGCGAAGATAGAATATCCTCGTCTTTTGCCGTCATATGACGAATCTCCACATGTGTTTGTCCACACAAGGGATGACCTTCGGAATACAATTTCCCTTCGGAAGGAAGTTCTACGAATTCTGTAGGAGTAGAGAAATTGAGAGGCCCATCGCCTTTCATGTCTACCCCGGTGGCGGCTGGTGATGTGGCTCCTTTGTTGTGGGCCCCTCCCATTCGCTCGCTATTGTTTCTAGCCAAATAACACCTCTATGTTATAATTAATATTAAAAATCTTAAGTTCCTGGTTTAAAGAATGTGTTACCATCGCTAGCCAAACCAGTCTCGGATGCAACTGCGGTCTCAAGGACTGCCCAGTCATACCGAATAGTTAAGCCAACTTCGGTCAAATCGTCGGCACTGTAGTCCAAGTCACCAAAGGTCGCTCCGATGATGAAAGGATTCCATAGAGTCCAAGTTTCCAAAGAGTTCCCCTCGGAATCAATTTGAGTGATAACCACAGTTCCCAATGCAGCGACGGCTGCTTGTTTGGACATGGTCGTTACATCATTGACATTCATGGGGGGAGTATAGCCAGAAGCTCGGATAATGGCTGCAGTATTGGCAGCCGCATCAGGGGAAACTGGGTCGACCAAAGTAACTGTGCATTCTGCCCATTCTGCACGTCCGGGATAATAAAACTTATGATTAAGAAAATCATGCTCACTCGTTGAAATGGTGATTTCGGGTTTCTTTACGGTTTTTGCGTACCAAGTAGCACCGTTGGGCATGTTACCCAGAGTTACCAAAAATCTATATTGTCTTTTCGGATCTTTATTTGTTGCGTCGGTCCAGAAGGCCATTTATTAATTTCTCCTATTAACTATTATTAAATAGTTCCAAATTATTTTTAATCTTCAAAAGAAGCCCCGGATCGAGTTATAACAAAATCAATTGCAATAAATTCGATAGCCCGAGCCGGTTTCAGAAAGATTTTGGCATATAAAATATTCCTATCAATCAAATCCGGAGTTGTCGTTGTTTCATCAAGAATTACTTTAAACTCTGTGAGGCCAAGTCTAGATTGGACACTCGACAAGAATGGATTAACTTGCCCCAAGAATCGTTCCCAAGTTACCTTGACATTTTGGTCAAATAAGATGGTTGCAGCAATTCGAGACACCTCTTTCTTGATATATACCATTAGTCGACGGACATTAATCCTATCTAAGGCCGACTGGGTAGTCTGAAGAGTTTTCTGGCCGAAGACGACGATCCCCTCACTTGGGAAAGACGCGATCGGATTAATGTTTGCTTCGTAAAGATTGTCTCGGTCTTTGGAAGTGAGTCGCTGAGTCACACCCAGTACTGGGAGCCCAGCAGAGCCGCCAGTGAGGCCTCCGCGATTAAATCCAGCGGGGGCGAACCATAATTCCGATTTAGCTTCCGAAGAAGCGAACGTTCCCAGAGCTATAACACTTGGGGGTACCCAAAGGAGATTGCCCTTAATCGTATCGCGCACCTGAACCCATGGATAATAAGTACATCCATATGAGGAATTCAGTTGTCGGGACTCAAGCTCGCTTACCGCTTCTTGGACTGTTCCAATCCGGTCAGCGAAGGATTCGGTGTTTTCCGTAAACGGAGTATAAACGTAAGGGATATCTATAATTGCAAGTGCATCCCCTCGATCTTCGCAGATATCAACGATCTTAGTCGTTAGTGTTTGCTCGGTTAAACCCGGATAAGTGATGAGGTTGCACTCCACAAATTCAGGGTCAGCGATGGTATCAATAGCTCTCTTGACACTATAATATGCATAGGAGTCATTTTCGCCCAAACCATCATCCAAGAGGCTGTTCCTGAAGGGTTCTAATTCGGTGATATCCAGGCCGTCGAAACCGCCATAAAGAGGAGTAGTAAATCTATCATATCCCACATCGATGACTGCTTTATAGGAAGCGGAGGTAGTCAATGACCCACTAGCCGTAATAGAGTCGCCATCCACTCGTGAGCCACTGGTCCATGTGGCGTCGACAATCTGGTCACCGGCCGTATTAAGAACAGCAACAACATCATCCAGAGTGAAAACCCACTGCGGGTCGACCAGGGCGCTGGTGTCAGAGTCCAAGCCTCCAGGCAGTGGCTGCAGATAATCCGCAAATTCCTGCTTGTACAAAAGACTAGCATCTCGCGGGAGACCAAGAGAAGTTTGGAGTCCAAAATAGGCATCCGTTGGGTCGGCGATGCCTCCCTGTGATGCGGTGAGTCGATGTGCAACTGTGGGGAACCAGAGGCTAGCGGTATAGGCGGGGATCCCGACGTAACCACCTCCGATTATGGTCGCGGATCCCGTTGAGATTCCGCCATGGACAGCGCCTGTAACTGGAAAGATTGCATCGTTGCCGCCTTGGACGATACTTGTTGAGCACATGGTGCCCGAAGCATCAGTTCCCGTGGATCCGCTGACAAATCCTGTTGCCACACAGTCGATAAATTTCGGTGGTCCAAAGACTCCGAAGGGGAGATAGCCAGGATCGGTTACGCCTTCATTGACGTTTCGGTTCATGACAACCCGGATATAGGTAGACTGATTATTATATTCTCCGTATTGCCGCATGCGTAGATCCACCGGATCCCATTCGAGATATCTATCTCCAATTTTGCGGGCAATATAATTTGGAGAAGTAGGATCTAAATTTACGTTACTAAATCGTTCCACGATTCTTACAACATTATCATTATCCTTTGAGCTTCTCACTAGAACAGTGAAGGTTCCATAGGGATTTCTACCCGAAGTATCGCGGGAATATCGAAGATCCTGGATTGAGATTTTTAAATTGTCTTGGGTCCATCGGCCGCCGTCTTGGGCCACGAACCTGAAAAGTTCTTGCATGTCTCCAGGTAGAAACGACCCCGTATTCGTCGATATATCTTGCGAAAAGAACCATCCAGTTTGGGCCTCGGCGTATGGCATCCGATACTCGTCTTTGCCGATACCAGTTGATGTTTCGAGAGGCAATAAAAGTGCATAACAACTTTCCGGATCTAATCGCTGGCCGACTGGAGTAATCGTGCTGGCCTTATCATTAATAAAAGAAGAGTAACTTTCACCTAGCCAGTAGAGATCTTCGCCGTTGTTAAATGTTCCGCCAACGACCTCATTGTTTGTCAATTGTGGATTAGTATTAAAAACATTTCGAATATATTTGGCGGAGGATTCATTAAAATTAAACGCGGTTGTATATAAGGGAGAAGTTGCAGTCGTATCGGTAGCGGAAATAACTTGTGCTTTCCACTCCATGTCGCTCCCAATATTGTTAAAGAGTCCGCAAGTTCCGCCAGTCACATAAGTGGCTGATGATGCGGTTGTTGCTAAACTTCCTGTCAAAATAACGGCGCCGGCGACTGAATAGAATATAGCTCCGAGGTACCCCACTTGCGGGTTACCTGACCCGGATCGACAAATGAATAAACCATAAGCGCCGCCGTTGGTTGTGATGTCGTCGGTCGGTTCTTTTCCGGTCGACCAACCAGCGAGGCCTTTCGGGTTATTGGCTCCAGGAGCTTGACATCCCAGAAGTCTCAAATATGTGACGGGTCCTACTTGTGGTTGAAAATAAGCTTGCGCTGCATAAGCTCCGTAAGTGGGTCCGCCAAGATTTCCGTTTCTCCAGATATCGCCCCCGGCTTTTCCGGGAATGGGATTTCCAAATGTTTGCACATATTCCGAGAAGGAGGTGATTTTGACGGGTCGCATACCGGGACCAAAAGGTGCACGACCAATGATGATCGGGCCCATGGGTTCTACGGGAGCGGGTAATTGTGAATTATCAACCTCACTAAGAAAAATTCCCGGCGATATAAATTTAAATTTCTTTACGGACATGTAATAAGTTCTCCTATCCTTCGTGGACTACAACTTTCCCAGCTTTCAACCTATAAATAGTCTAATGAAAACTCAAAATCTATATAATTATAAACTTCATTTCTTCTTGCCCGGGATTTTCCAGGGCCTTGGATCTCCAAAAATAACCCGTTCCCGAGGGATCTTAACTTCAACATAATTCTCTCGAATGGCCACCTTGGGGCGCTCTTCATTTTTGCCGCCTCCGAGTAAATATCCCAATATTTTTAAATTAATGGTGGTTTTATATCGTCTCTCTTCGTCGCCCAAATTAGAAACATTGTTGTCTAAACTAAAGTCCCCTTCCAGAAACCCCTCAAATTTATGGCCATCGGCATGAATAAAAAAGTTATTAATTTGCCCCGTTTTGGTAATAAACGGCTGGAACATTTCATTTAACTGTTGTTGATATTCTGCATGGAGAATGACTTCATAATTAGCCACGACATACGTGGGTACAGGAGAATAAACAGTATTATAAACAACTTTTTTATTATCGAGGGGGTAACTCTGGTCATGGCCACGCGTGAAACGATTGGCCGCCGATGATGCAAAATTGGAAGTTTTATCCGGATTGATACGGCGCGCCATCATAATAGCTCCTCCGCGCGCATCATTCTGGGGAGGGATATGTGCCCAGGCTACTCCCTTCATGGCTGGGTCTTTTATGAGAGAGGTTCGATTGACTGTCATAAGCGGAAGAATGAGGCGCCCGTTTGCATCTCGTAGGTCTTTATTATCCTTGATCTGAAATGCTCTTTCGTTGGCTACCCACAACAAACTCACCTTTTTCCATCCTTTGTTAGTGGTGGTAAAAATATTTAACTCGCCGTTAAGCCACTCCACCAATGCCTTGTCGATTGTTTCGATAGTGGACGGCATCAATAAAATATCTTTTAGGGGTTCTTTGAGTTTCTCCGTAGGATCCCAAGTATTAGGCTCCTTAAACCACTCACGAAAACCTTTAAATTCGTCTTCTTCACTGGGCATCAAATAATCCCTCCCGGGCCATCAAACAGATGGCTGTAATCTCAAAAGCGTGCTCGATTTGACCAAACAACATTCTCGGAAGGGATGTTTTCACGATTTCGTATAAAGTTTCCCCATACAACACGAAATCTCCCTCCCGGACAAACGTGTCTTGGTCCTCACACAGGCGGCGCCTATGAAAGTGGATGGTCAAATGCCATTCCTTATCTAGCCCAATATTGTCGCTATAAACGGTAGTTGCGTCGGGCCACTCGACGAGGGCATAGACTCGCACCGGAGAGAGAAAGTTCTTTTCAATAGCCTCTCCATAGAGTGGATGGTAATTGCTTTTATCTCTAGAAATAGGGTAGTATGCAATTTGCTGGCCAATTACCCTTTCGAGTAATTCGTCATTAACTTGCTTGACTAAGTTTCTTTCCTTCTCTCCCAAAAAGAGAGGAGGAGGGGGCGCGTCAGGTTGCTCCCATTTCCCATTATCGGGATTGGGTTTCCAGGGACCATCATTCCATTCATTATCATTGGGCATTCATTTAGTTATCCTTGATATATAACCATGGGAATTGTTTTAAAAATAGTCTCCACCGCCTCAGACAATTCGGCATCAGTCTTCATTAATTCCGTATAAGTAACTTGATCTAAAATTTCTTTTAATTCGGTTCTAAGGCTTTCTTGTTCTTCTTTAGCTTGGCCCAGGAGTTCGGTGGCATTTAATTGAGTATCATTACCTGGAATAGGGATGGAAGAAAACTTACCCCTAATTTGACCCAAAGTTTCCTTAGAGAGGGCCAAAGCAAAGCGGCGGATCCACTGTTTACCGATCGCGTTAATATTGGCGTAAGGAAGATTGTCAAAAGGGATAGTATTGAGGTTATTTATCCCGTCAATACCCATATCATAGGCATTGTCATTCTCCCAAGCATTTGGTTCGACATTAAAATCAACCCACATTTTATTATAAGTATCAATAAGTTCTGGGATTGGAAAGATTCTTAATCTAGTATCTTTTAATTCATAAGAGTAGTGAGATAGACGCGTCCACAGGTGATCTTCATAGGCCATGGCCTGTAATTTATTTTGCCATACAGGAATAATTTCAAAAGTAGAATCATCAGTATATTGACCATAATACAACAGGTTGCCAACAACATTCAACCCCCCATAATATCCAAAAAATCTCCACATAGCTTGGGGCGTTTTATAATAAACTTTCCGAATAATACACCGCTTATCCCCAACTACACCAAAAAAATCCGAAGTAGGGTCGGTCGACGAGGCAGAAATAATACGCTGTAAATCATAATCCTGCTGTTTTTCTTTTAAAGTAAAGGAGGCTGAATAAATAGGAATTGTTCCTCCGAAGCCGGCTTCATGGGAGTAGCCATCACCGACGCGTCGAGAATATTGAAATGTAAAGCGAGGAAATTTTAAATTGACTCCATCTGGACCAGTTAGCATTTGGCCATCTTGGTCAAAAGTGCCCGTTTGTTGCCCGAGAACATCCGACAAGACATTTTTAGTTTGGTGTAGATTTACCAAATAGCCATATTCTAAAACGGCCTCTTGGTAATTGGCATATACATTTCCTTCTTTTAGTTCTATATCTAGAACATCTCCTCCGAGTTTTTTATAAGTGTAGGCAACCTGATCGGAGGCGCCGGAGACGAAGTTGACATCATAGAGGGATTCTCCGAAAACTCCATAAAGTTGCAAAGGCAACGCGGGGCCCACATTGGCTGTGGTGCCAGTAACCGGCAAGATCGCCTTGCTCATTTGACTGCGCGGGGTTAAAACAGGTAAAGCCATATATATTCCTCCACACTTAAATAGTTTTTACAAAAACAAAACCCCCCTCTGTTTCCAGAGGAGGGCATAAATTTCAGGGAAGTTAATAATTAGATTATTGTAACAGATCCGTGACAACGACTAGGCCGTACATATCTGGACGAACCATCTTCTTGGCGTAGCGAGTCATGACACCCTTACGCGGCACGAAGTCTTCCGGTCCAAAAATGGTCGGAGTCATTTGGAGTGGCACATACGGTGCATATACATATCCGCTTTCGAGGAAAGAGGATCCCTTACGACCTACCAGAACAACGTTCCTTGGGAAATAAGGATCTACATACACGTCCCACTTCTTACTCAGATTTCCAACCTTAACGGTACCAATGGTACCTCGATCGTCGTCGTGAGTAACCTGACCACGGAATCCAGCCGTAAACTCAAGAATGTTGGCAACTTCAGGTGAACACACCACAAAGTTAGCACCACCACGCAGAGTCTTTCGGTGAATCTGAGCCGAGACATCATTGATAGTTTCAGCGAGGGTTTCATACCACTCACTTACGTTACCCGTGAAATCTGGGAACACTGCACCCGCGACCATAGCGGAAGTACCCGTTTGTCGATTCAGGAATTTACCTGGCGAGCGAGACCAATAGAGAGTATCAGCCGTAGCACCCTTGATTAGATCTTCGAGAATCTCTTGATCAATTTCAAGTGCAATCTGCTCGGATAGGATGGATGTCAACTCAACCTCGGCATCGAGATTGTGATAAGCATTCAAGTCCTGAGCCAATTCTGGCGTCCACTTAGCTTTGAGCTTTTTGGTCATCGCTGTGACAGCCACGGAATCAACTTGGATGTTGATTTCGGGGATAGCTGTCTCGTTTTCGAGACCCCATGTAGTCGCTCCAACAACAGCACCAATTGCATTCGGCGCAGCGTCAAAGTTATCATACATAGCCCAGCTAGCACCCGTCACCTGAAGCAACGAAGCCGACAGTATATCGGTCGTCTCTGATCCTGTTGCGGCGAGAACCACATAGAGGTCTGTATTGACGTTGGTAGTCGGCGCAATACCGTCGCGATCATCGCGAGTCAAGCGTCGAACTTGCATACCAGCACCGGTACCAGGGCCACCAGCCCCTCCAGGGATTGGGTCAAAGGTAATAGTGACATAATCTTTGACGTTAAGCTGACCACCAGGCTCAATTAAGAATTGCCACAGAGGGATAATTCCCACAGCCGCATTGGATCCAGAAAGATCCGGGTCAAAGCGCACCAACGCATCACCTAGAGATGCATAAGTGTTACCATTAAACATGGTCGGAGTACCAGTCCAGTTGGCGGCGCCAACAGTACCAGATGCAACAACGGCTACAGTAAGACCACTAGAAGAACCAGTTGGAGAAGAATAGCCGTTATTCAGAGAATAAAAACTCTCTTCAGCGAGAGCACCAGCCAGTGAAATACCACCAGTAATTTGGGCGCCGACTGCTCCACCACCATAAAGTGATGTACCATCCGGATATCCCAAGCGATGATTCAAAGCCGGGTCCTGTTCATCAATAGTGAAGTCCAGGAAGAAAATCAGACCAGAGGGTAAACTCATAGGCTGAACGCTAACTAAATCGTTAGCAATAAGTCCACCAAATACTCGGCGGACAATGGGAAATGCTACAGATGCGAAACCCTCCACGTTTCCACCAGCCATAGTGCTGGTTTCACGAAGAAGCTCCTTTGCTTGGTTCTCAAGCAATACTGCCATTCCATGTTGGCCTCGTTCGTTGCCCATCCCTTCTAAGAGACCGGTGCGTTTCCACTTATTTAAAAGTGCTTCACCGTCCTTCGAAAGATCGCGACGAACAATGCCTTCAGTTAGTTTTTTTAAAACAGACATTGATTAATTCTCCTTTATTGTTAATAATCATTTGTTTTTAATGCCAGCCAAGATTTGCATTCGGGACACTTCTGGCCCTTCTGTTTCTCTCGGCTCTCGTCTCAAGGAAACGCTGGAAGTTCTCTGGATTACTTCGCGGAGTGATTTTGGTTGCTTTCGATTAGGAAGGCTACCCACTGCGCTTTGAAGGGTTTCAAAGATTACCTTTGCTTCTTCGATTGAATCGGCGTTGGACAAGGATTCAACAATTTTTAATTTTTGTCGCTCATTCAGGGAGTTATTTGTCAAAACTCGATTCGTGTAAAGTAATCTCGCATTCGAAAGATTAACTTTATCAAACTTTTCTTGAAGGTTGCGGATGGCTCTAAGCAGTTTTTTGTTGGTAGAAACTAATTTTTTTCTATCCTCTGCGAGTCTTTCCGCTGCACTTCGTAAATCTTGTAGCTCTGCTTGGCGCGCGGTGTCGGCGATCGAAGCTAGCTTTAGTTGGTCTTGGTGATTTAATACACCATCGGGAGTAAATTTGCCAGTACCAATACTTTTGGGGTCTATGTCGACAATTAATTCTTCTAAAAGGTCGGCGATGTCGATTTCTTCGTCATCGCCCTCTTGGAGAGTAGCAGTGACCGGAACCGACGAAACTGGCGGGGCTCCATCGAAAGAAGGTGGGGGTTGCTGTCCGTCGAGGGGTGCGGCCACCTCGTGGGAGATGGGATTACCCATATCCTCATCTGTTAACTTATCCACCAGGGCGCTCAGTTTATCCATATCTAGATGAATAACGTCCGTTTCGCTTTCTGGTGTGGCTCCTATGGGAATAGTGTCCAATGTTTCCGAGTCTTCCATGCCACTCGACTCTTCTTCGTCGCCAAGGCCTCCAAGTCCAACATCTTCAGCGCCAAACTCCAATTCTCCTTCTTGCTCGAAGAGAGTTTCAACGGCTTTTTTAATATCCGTAGCATATTTCTCAATGACCGCGCTTTCGGCGTTCTTGATGGCAGCCTCTTTTAGGGCCGCCGCGTCAACAATGGCCTGATCTAATAATGATGACATATATAATTCCCTCTAGAAATTTACTCATCATTAAATAGTATTTCGAAAGACGAAAATACTCTTTTTATGAGATGTTTTTACGGGTCCGTTAATCCAGAGCCCGTCAAACTAAACATCTCTGTTGGGTCAATACCTGTTAATTCAGCAAATAACTCGAAAGATCCATCGCCTCCGCCCGAGCCGGTCCCTGCCACATAAATTTCGCGGCACTTAACATCAAAAGTAACCGAGTCTTTATTACTCGGGAGAGTAATATAATGGAGTCCCGTGATGGGCGCCGCAGTCGGATAGGTCTGGGTGCAGTCGGGACACCAACTATCGACGGGATTAGAGGCATTAAAGTAAACGCGCAAGCCAACCGCACTGGTATTAATTACTGTCACGCTTTTAGCTACCGTGGGGAATTCTACCTTAACCTCGCCATTTCCAGCGGCTGATACATCTACATCGCTACCAGTTATAAATGGATAACCCGAAACCTGATATGATCCCACATTATGCAACCCGTTTTTATAATAAATTGCCATTGAAACTTCTCCTACCTCTTTCTACTATAATTAGTTTGTTGTTTTTCTTTATTCTCTTCATTCGCTTTTTTAATAAGGCGATCCCTATTTTTTCTCTGTTTTCGGCGCTTTTCGGAGGGTTTTTCATATCTCAATTTTTCTCTACAGGTTTCGACAATCTTATATTTTTTAGTTTTTTTAATAAATCTTTTGATCATTCGTTGGGGAGTATCATTTCTCCGTGGTCGGATAACCACATGTGCTGGTTTTTTAGACATTATTTCTTCTTTACCTCCGTCAGAGTAACAGTTCCCTGTCTGATTTTTCCGGTGGAATATTTAACTTTAAAGGTCAGTTGGTTGGTTTTTTCATCGAGAAAAATAGTCATATTGGCTTCTTCCAAAGAATCATTTTCCATTTCTTGAGAGATATTTATTTCGATGGATCCATCTACCACTAAATCTCCCTGAATTCTGTTATTTTGTTCAGTGCCGAACGGCGCGCCTCTAAAGTATCCCACTTTTCTTCTCCTTATATTGTTCCATTAAAATACTCCACGATCAGCCATCGAGTTCCATTATTATAGAGGGTCACACTCTGCCACGCATTGTAGAAGCGCATGCCTGATAGCAACGGATAATCATCAATCTGGGCTTCGTTCCCAACAATTACTATTCGGTTGGCGGATTCGTCGCGTTTAAAAGTAACCGTGAGCCCGAGGGGTACCGTGGTTATAAGAGGCAAATGCACAGACCACTGTCCAACCACCAATGCCGCGTTTAGATTAATGAGGGGGGTCGTAATAGAAAGTAATTCAATAGATGGCGAGGCGCCTTGGCCCCGTAAAAAAAGAGTATCAAGGATGGTGTCGGCGTTGACTTCACAAGTGCCATTGATGGTGTTTATGGCATCTTGGCCAAAAGTGGTTGGTCTAAATTTACGCGTTCGGCTCATTAAATCGTCCCATCAAAATATCTTATGATATTCCAAACTGTTCCATTACTACAAAGAGTTACAGCTTGCCAAGGGTCGCGTAGGCGGCAATTAATACCTCCATCTACACCTTGTCCTGGTGCGGCGCCGTTGATAAACACTCGACTTCCTGGCCAAGCGGTATCCGTCGAAATTTTGAAAGAAATAGTGTGGCCCACCGCAACATCGGCTATATCGGGCAACATTAAAATGATAGTAACCGGCGGTGGCGACGGGATATCAATAAGAACTAAGCTTGTGTTGACTGGGATTGTATCGTTTCCCGTAACGGTGATCGAGTTAACCACCATGGCACCACCAACTGTTAGCGCGCCAGTAACGATATTATTCTCTGCATTCCCAAACCTCGCGGGCTTAAAGTCACTCATTCTTCCTCCCTCATGCTGCTCATAAATAATTCCATGTTCCTTAAATCAGGTGCTTCCAATTCTTGCCGCCAGCCATCTGCATAAGGCCGCTGATGTCCACGCCGGCGTCGTTCGGCGCGTAGGTCGCCAAAGGACTTTGAGCCTTGGGGCGCCCAACAGTACCTCCTCGGGTAAGAGGAGTGGTCTCGCTGAGAATCCCCTTGAATTGAGAACCCATAGACTCTTCTAGTTTTCTTTTACTCTCCTGAAGAGATTGAAGGAATTCTGGGTCTGGGTCGACTGATTCGGTAGGGGTCGACTTGTCTGGGGGACTTGCTGCGTATTGAGTATGTTCCCTGATGACTTGTTGTGGGCCGAGACCCTGAACTACTTCGCTTATCAAACCGGATAGAACTCCGTCTTCGAATATTACCTCTTTTATACATTCTTTAATAAGAGGTTTTAAAATTTTTTTTAATTCACTTTTTTTCATTTTTTTTCTTTTTGCGCTTCAAATTTGGGGTTACAAAACTCATACTGCTCTTGAGACCTAATATTGCGCTGATCATAACAATCAGCTGGGTCGAACTCTCCGCTGTCCTCGGAAATATCCGCTGGGGCTGGAGGTCCAGCGTCTGGTTCGGGTTCTCCCGCCGTTTGTGGGATGTTTAACTCTCCCGTCATTTGAGACCAACCTGACCAGCCAGGGAAATCAGGATGGGATGAAACTTGTTGTTTTAATTCTGATTTGATCGCTTCGCCCTCTCTCTCCATCTGATCTTGAGTGTATCCTAAACTAGAAAGCCATTGTAAAAACTCTGGTTCTCGTCTACTTTTCTTCATCGCATTATATACAATGTAAAGTCCTTTGTCAATATCGCTATCAAAATGAATTGTCATTCGTCCGAAGCGCGGGTCCGGGCGACCGGGAATGGGTGACACTTCTCCGTGAATTCCTTCTCCCTCGCTTAGAAAGCCTCTCCAGCTTTCCGTTAATAGTTGTTGTTTTTTAAAACTTGAATATTTCTTACTCATTTATTTATCTCCTAAAATATCGTTCAAAGCTCGATTGATTCTATCTGCTTTAGTAAAAATGTTGGGCTGCGATAAGGATCGGCCCTCTTTTAATTGCATAAAGGCATTGGGGGTCGACGGCTCAGATACGAAATCAAAACAAATTAATTGGAAATCGTCCTCTACCATGGTCCCCTCCCTCCCTTCAGTGACAGAGCCGAGTCCACGGGAAGAGATGCCTAGTTTAACGCCCGAATCTACCAATGAGCGGAGAATTTTTCCCGCCGGCGTATCCAAGACTTTAGCCTTTCCCATCACCTTTGGCCCATCCATATAGATATTAACAATCATGTGGGATGCGTTTTTAAGATTTATAACCGAGTCGTCGGGATGGTCTAGTTCCCCGAGCGCGCGTCGTTCGTCGACCAATTTTTGATAATTCTTTATTTCACGCTCCAGCACCTCGGTGGGATAAATCCGGCCATTGCCGTTTT